TAGTTTTAACATTAACTATATCTTGATTTTTAGACAAAATCGGATGATAATTTAATCTACCTGCATTTTTTGATGAAATGTTATAAGGAATCGTAAATTTAAAATCATCTTTTCTGGTCACACGATAAGTATCAGTTTTAACATCACCGGATACTACATCATAAATTTTTATCAAATCTTCATCATTTAAATTGTGTTTATTGTATGTTGTTATTTCAGTATTCGTGCCATCAGAAGAATATGCTACATTCATTCGATAACAACTTAAATCAAGAGTAAATTTTAAATTATTTTTATCTACATTTGTTATTTTTCCAAACAATGGTTTATTTAAATTATAGTTATCAATAGTATCATTTTCTCGCAATAAATAAAAATTATCTCCAACAATAAAATCGGTTCTAAATGATTCCAAATCTATATTTAAATATTCTTCCTGACTGACTTGTTGCGGAATCTGTTCCGTTCTTCCATTAATTACAATGCGTTCTCCATTTTCATCTAATCTATCAACTAAAATAGTAATTGTTTTTTCTTGAGTTTGAGATAATTTTAAAAAATATAGAGTTAAATTTTCAGAATCAATTGTATTGACATTGAATCCTGAATATATTCCTTGAGAAGAAATTATCAAACTTCTAGAATTATCCGTCATAAATCCAGAACCTACCTCAAAAGAAATTTGTTTTTCTGTGCTATCTAATATTCCATCGTCTGCTAAATTTAAAAAATATACAGTATTAGATGACAAATTAATTTTTGGTATTATTGAAATTTTTTCATTTACTGATGAGGAATTTTCATCAAGCATTACTATGTCTTCAATATAAGAACTTATTGATTCTATTTGTGTTATCTTTGAAGGTTTTGCTTCATTTTTTAACGTTAAAATATTGTTGTCTTCATTTGAAGATGAGGAGCATATATGAGTCAACTGAACAGTTCCTCTAATCAAATTATTATCTGTAGAAAAAGTTACAGATTCGGTATATAAGTTTGATGTAAATGTGACATCAAAATTTGAATCAATCGGAACAAAAATTACACCATTTGCTAAATCCAAATCAGAAAATTTTCTAGTATCCTGACCATAATCAAAATCAACTTCAGAAGATATATTATTATCATCTATTGATGTAATTTTTCCTGTTCTGTTATATGGCATTATTTTATTTCCACGTCTAAAACGGTTGTTTGTAAAATTTTAAAGCCTCTTTTTAATGTCATTCCTCTATCAGAATCAACTTTCATTTTTTCTATGCTGTACACTGGATTTTTAACCGCAGAAAATATATAATTAGAATCACCAGGTTCTGTTGCTGATAATGTGTCAACCGGTGTAAAATCAACATTAAAAAATTCTCTACCATTTTCAAATGTTGTACTAACTGAAGGAGGATTTTTTAAAAGGAAACTATTTGTTCCTTGCGTTAATGTAAATTCTGATTTACCATTATCGACATCTTCTTGTGATAATTTAAATGCCGATGTTAATACCGTTGGAGACATATTAATTGTTCTGCCTTGTATTTTATTTATTATTTCAATTTCATCGCTCGAAAACAAATGTGAATCATTCGCAAATATAACTCTAATTTTCGAATTACCTGGAATAATTGCAGATTCTGCATCGACAAATTCATTGTTAGTATTTTGAACTCTAATATCATACACATACGGTTTTATTTTATCAGAAATAGTTCTACTATCTCCTTCTCCTAATAACTGTTCTATAAGAGATTCTAATGGTGAGCCTTCCACCAAAGATCTTGCAAAATTTGTACTAAAATCTTGTGCTAGTTTAAAATTATTTACAAATTTATTAAATCCTTTTGAATCAGTTCCAGAAGCATAAAAAACTATTGCAATAGTGTATTTTAAATCATCTAAATCTTGGGCAGATAATACAGTAGGGGTATCACTAGATTTATCTGCCGGAACTAAAACAGGTTTTAGTGTTTCAGTAGTCACTGTTTCCTCAATTCCAGTGATTGGATTTATTACTGTTGAATTTACCTTTACAGTTTCTATTTCCATGCTAGGAAATGGATTTGCTTTCTTTTGTAAAAATTTTGCATTAACCAATTTTGTTTTGAATTCATTCACCCCTCCAAAACCACTTAAAGATAAAGTATATAATCCATTTGCATTCAATCCTTGTGTCAAAACAGTTAAAGCATCTAAAATTAATTTATTTGTATCATTTAACCATTTTATAAAATCTTCTATAAAATTTAATGCCTCATCAATTAATCCCAAAGGCTCTTCAATCCAGCCTCTTACAGTACTTGTTAATCCATAAATTCTATCTATTAATCTCCCGTAAACAGGTAAAAACTCAGCAATTGTAAAATAATTCCAGTTAGGGGGTATTGATGAATCTTGCTCGGAAAATAAATCAAAAAAAACATTTGATGTACCATCTTCTTTAGTATTGAAAAAATCGAACCAGTCCGTTTTACCATTTGGAACTTTTACTGCATTGTCCAACAGAGAGGAAGAATCATCTATAGATTTATCCGCTATCATTCTACCCAATTTCACCTGAATTTTATTCATACCTATAATTTGTCTATCAACTTTTTCCTTTGACTTTCTCTCAGGAACTGAATACCTGAATAATTCAACATTTCCTCTATTATCGGCAACGTTAGTTGAATTTCCTTTATCATCAATAATATTAACTTCTTTAATGTGAAGATTTGTTCCCATTCCAGGAATTAATTTTTTCAACGATTGCCAATTAAACGCAGAATTATCTTTCTTCAAATCCTCAGTGTCCACAGTACTCTCAAGTTCATCTGAACCCAAAAAAGGATGATTTACTTGCATACCAGGAACTAATTTATTCTTAACAAATTCATTCATTAAAAAAACAAAGTCTTCATCATATAAATCTGGTCTGTTGTAAATATCTTCTCCGTTCTGTGCCAATTTTGCAAATTTTCTAACCCTAGGATCATTAGGAAAAACTTCTTCTAATGCTAAATTAGAAGAAGTAACTGTACCCGCAGCTGAACCAACCGGTTTGATGGATGTTTGATCCGAATCGCCAGGTAAAAACATAGGAGACATTAAAATATCTCCATCATTAATATTTTTTCTAATCGTACCTGGATTTGAACTATCTCTAGTAGAATGGTTCAATAACAATTCGCCATCTACATTTTTCACCTGAACGGTATTAGATATGACTTCATTATTGACAATAATGATAGGATTATGTTTCACAACGGTGGCGGAAAAACTTTTTTGAAATAAACCTTCATTAGTTTGAACAATTTTATCGCCTTTTTTAAACATTGGTATTGTAACGGGTTCATCTGTAATTTTATAAGTTCCATCTTTAACTTTTTTAATTTTTACATCATTGAACCAATATCTGCTTACTTGATCAGTTTTATTTCTCAACTGAACAGGACTACCTAAATTAATCGTCTGAGTTTGTTCTTCTTTGTCTGAAATTACTTTTCCATCCTCTGGAGTTAAAATTTCGAATATTCCTGCTAAAAAATTTGCCAAAGAATTTATTACTTTATTCACTCCACTAAAAGAAGGCAAAGTCGCTAAAATGACAAGTGATGAATACTCGCCTGTTCCTGTCGGTCTATTACTATCATTACTATCATCAAATGATTTAATGATATGATCTATTGCTTCTTTTGGGGTAAGTTCTCTCTTATTTAAAAATGTAGACAAATAACCAAGTGCTTCTCCTATTAATGAATCTGCCCATGTTGATGAATCTAAATCCAAAAAATTTTTTAGTGACTGATAACTTTCTAAAACATTTTCTCTAAGTTGTGATGAAGATTGAGCTGGTTGTTGGATAAAGGATTTCGAATCAATTAATCTAGAAGTTCCTGAACGTATTGAACTAGATATTCCAAAAGGTTTTTCTACTCCCATCTCAATTTCAAATCCTGAAATGCCTGCTTTATATTCACTGGGTAATGTTACACCGGCCAAATCAGAAATTGCATCTGTTACTGATGCTGTATTTACACCAGAAACTATTTGATTAAGTACAGAATTTGCAGTTTGTACATTAGTGACCTCATTAAAATCAATTCCTGTTCCTAGAGGAACCTCAAAATTTTCTTCAATTCTCAATGATTCTTCAATAGATTCATCCGTTCTCAATGATTCTTCAATAGATTCATCCGTTGGTTTACTTTTTAAATATTCTTCAAATTTTTTAAATGCAATCAATAACTGAGAAAAATTTACAGGTTCAGGAACTGTTCCTACCTCCCAAGGATAAACTGTTAGAATTCCAGCACCAATATTTTTTAATTCATTGATATAAGATTGTAAACTATCTATAACAGGTAATAAAATTAACTCTAGAGGACTTTTTATGGCTTTTAAAAATACTGAAGCAATATCTAAAAATCTACTAATATCTTCAATAATATCTGCCAAATTATCTGAGAATTCATATGCATTTTGTACAAATTGATTGACAGGACCTTCAAGATTTAAAATTTGATCTCGTTGAACAAAATTACTTCCATCAGCGTTTGGTAAAACTGCCATTTTCTTTTGCCTTTTCTAATACTTTTTTATGCTCATTTAATAATTTTAAAAGACTATTATTGAATTCTAAAGTTTTATTAAATATTTCTACTAATTGATTATTATACAAAGTTTTATTTTCAAAAAAATTTTCTGTTAGTTGTTGTTTTTTTTCTTCCATAAATTTTAATTCAAAAATGTTGATAGTTCTTGTTTTATTGCCGTAAATGCAGAACTATTAATTGGAGGACCACTTGGTCCACTAGGAGTTGTGACTGTTAAACTGTTTATGGCATCTAACAACTTATCTACAATACCTTTTAATGAAGATGTTTGATTTTTTATACTAATGCGACCATCATTACCTATACTAATATTAGCTAAAAGATTTTGTAAATTAATTTTTCCTCCTAAAGAATTTAAATCTATACTGCTACCACTAGACACAGAAAAAGAAGATGTAGGTCCATTTAAATTAAACTCAGCATTTCCCAATCTAGATTCCACTCTAACCCCCTGACCTCCTATTTTTAACCCGGTGTAAGTTGGAGTTAAAATTCCCTCATCATCTTCATCAAAAGAATGTTTTAAAATAATATCTCTTAATGGATTAACTACGTAATGCATTAAATTACCAGTTGATGCGGATTCTACTTTAGCATTACTGCCTAATAGATTGTTATAAGTTTCTGAAGCCTTACCTAATACAGTTTTTATGTATTTGTCATCTATTGTATTATTAAAAACACCAAGAACATTTTGATCTAGTTGACCGGCATTAACACCCATAGATCCTAATGTTTTTAATGCAAATTGTTGAACATTATCGAAATTTATAATTGGTGAATTTTTTACTTCTAGATTAAATTTTTCGAAAGTTTGAGTTAATAAATCTTCATTGCCATCCTGTCTCGTATGAAGAATTTTTTTTGCTTTAAGTATTATATTTTCACCAGCAGTTATCATAATGTTACCCGAATCAGATTTTATCTCATAATTACCTTTACCTTTAATTCTAAAAATAGAATTTGTAGTCGCTCCACGGCTATTGATTAATATGTTTTGATTACCTCCAACATTCTTAATTTCATTACCCATTATGAAAGATTCAAAATTAGAATCAGTAGTTAAATAATATCTTCCGATTACATTATCTATTCTAGAACCATCATTTTGAAAATCTATAAAACTAGTGCTTCTATGTAAAATTCTAATTCTTTCTTTATTTGGTGTATCATCCATCTCAAAAGCATGGCCGCTCTCCGTATATGTAACATGATTAAACGGGTATTCAGGATCATAACAATTTACTGGTACTGAAATTGTGACTTTTGGATCAGCAGTTAAAATTCCTGTATGCAAATTTCTACGATATTCATCAATCATATTATTGACGCCATATAAAGATTTATAAATTTCAGAAAAAGGATTTAAAGTCGTTTGATACTCTTCTGAATCAGATTCTACCGGATTATCTTTATAATAACGATCAGTTTTTAATTTAAGTCTTTGCTTAGTGAATGATAATAAAGGTATCGAAGGAAAACTATATAACATTTTACCTTCATCGTCAAATTCCATAAAATTTTCATTAGGATTTGATGAATAAGTTTGTAAGGATGCTCTTACAAAATCATCGTTTGTTTGCTTCACAATTGCAATTGCTTTATCAGAAACGCTGTCATATTCATAATATAATTTCGAACCAGTTTTTGCATACGTATTTTCTCCTCTAAAATAATAAACTTTATCAACATTTTCATGAAAATCTACTATATGACCCGGCTTGCCATCTCTTGTTCGATCTATATAAAAAGGAGGATAAGGATACATTGTTTTATCTTCAAAAGATCTAGGATCAAAAAAACCTTTTCTTCTATTAGCCATGACAGAAGGTATGCCTACACAAGACCCTAGAACAACAGGTTCTTGTCCTTCTTTACCATCTCTAAAAAAACCAAAAACATGAGATCCTTCTATTAAACCTACAGGAGTCGTACCAATACCAGATATACCTGAAGAAGTGATTGGACTAATAACTTGTGCCCATGGCAATTCATCTGTTGGAATTTCATCCTTATTATCTGTATGAAATCCTATACATCTTACTTTTAATCTGCCTAAATATAATGGATCTTTTCTGTCCTCGACAACACCATACCACCAAACAAAGTCAGACAAACCTGCAAAATCTTGGTTATCAATTTGATTTAAAATTTGTGATAATTTTTCCATTAATCTAAAACCTCTTGATTTGTGCCAGGCTTAACTGGCAAAGTAGATGGATTTGTTAATTTATTGGAATTTATTGAACCAGAATAAATTTCCTCATCATCAGGAATTTCATACTCCGTTAATGCCTGAGAATAACTTTCAACTGGCTGTAAAGTATTAAATAAAGAATCTTTCACTAGTTCCATTTCTGTTCTATATTTTGAATCTTGAGTAATTGTATGTCTTATTTTTGTTATCAAATAATTGCCTTGATAAAAGGTGTGTTCATCAGATCCACCTACACTTGAGTAATACATTGATGGTATTTTTAATCTAACAATTTCACCTATTTTTCTATTTTGATCTCCTGATACTTTTATTTGTATAATTATATTTTTTAACATTCTTTTTTGTGCATTTGAGGTCAATAAGTATCTTTCTACCTGATTATCAAAAGTTGAAAATTTTGTAGTATTTCCTGTTAAAATTCCTCTCAACAAATTTATATTTCTTTTTTGAGAATGTCCAAAATTTGTAAATTTTAATTTGTATGATGCATCAGCACCCTTTAAGGCAATATGATTACTAGATGTTAAAGGTGCGTTAAATATACCATCTCCCTCTGTAACATGTCTAAAATCATAAAAATCAACAAGATAATTATACTCATATTCAAAAATTCCACCTCTATAATCAAATATTTTTTTTACATTATCTGTTCTACCTCTTGAAATTTCAGATATTGAAGGAAGTTTTATTCTGTCAATGTTTTCACCTATTGTTTGTGTTATAGGATCATATGTTAATAATTTCGATCCATACATACCTCCAACCAAATTAGAAATCACATCAAATGTAGATAAAAATTTATATGATTGAACTGAAATATCGCTTGCGGAAAAACTATATCCAAAATTATTTTGAGGCACAATAACATATGTTGCCATCGGAACTCTCACCGAACTCGCAACCGATGATACATTTACTCTTAACTTGTTCTTATTTTCTCTTAAAGATGAAGAAACATTTTGAGAATCCAAACCTTTTTCTTCATATATCTCATCCAATGAATTTTCAGCAAATTCGGCAGCACTATTTGATCTTAGAGGATTTAATAGATCCCCAATAGACTTAAACCAAAAACCCATACTATTTTCGTAAAAAACAAAAGAACTAAAATTTCTAGATTCTAAATTTGTATCAATATTTTTAACGTTTATTGGAGTTGCTTTTCTAGCCAACATATTTATTGCCTGAAAAGGTCTAATTCTAGGAAATACTATGTGATTTAAATAAAAAGATGAATCTGAATCTCCAACCTTATCGAAATATAAAGGTTTACGATTTTTTGTTACATTTTTTGCTATGTAAGTATCATATATACTTGAAACTATTTCAGATGCGGTTTTTGCCTTATAAGATTTTGAAACTTTATTTTTTAAATTAATAATATATTCTTCCGAAATAAAAAATAAAGTATACATCTGTATTCTATCTCGAATCATTTTTTCGGACATCTTATAAACTATGTAAGTACCTTCAAATTTATTTGCCGGAATTCTTTTATTAAAAAAAGAAATTTTTATTTTTTCTTGACCTATGATAGGTAATCTTTCTTCCCATCCAGCCGAATCTGAAAAAGTTATATCACCATTAACAACATTATCCTCAAATAATGATTCATAAATGTTTATTTCAGTGAATAACGATGGTCCTACCTTGAACTCTACATTTTTATAATTATAGAATGAAATGTCATAATCGCATTCATTTTCATAATTTTGTAAAGTATTTGTAGAGTTGTCTAAATTAGTTAATTGCTGTGTCATTTAATACAAATTCCTAAATTCTTTTTCTATCTGTGAAACATAAGATTTATCGATAAGAATTATATTTCTTTTTTTCTCATTTTCTATGATCTCATAATCATAATTTGTCACTGCATTTTTAAGACCACTATCGGTTTCTAAATAACTTTGTTCATCAATAATTACTTTTTTTTCTAAAATTCTTTTATAAGATCCGTCTACCAAAATTTGAGTTTCTTGTCTAAGAATTTTTTCATAATGATGAATGGATGTTTGCGCTTGCTCAACAGAACCGTATTTAGAAGAAATGTAATTAGTTAAAGATATACCAAATAATGGCCAATCATAATGTACATCAATTATATCATTGGCAAGTAAAATAATCCAAGTAAATCTAACATTACCATAATAATCATATGATATTGAATCAGGTCTCTCGTAATCTTTAATAATGTAAGGATAAAAAGATGTTAAATTTTTCTTGACCAGATCTCTTAATTTTACTCTATTCATCACATTCACTGAACTTGTTGTGATTATTGGTAATTGCTTTTCTATGTTGTAATTAATTTTTGAATAATTTTTAAAAAATTCAGACATTAATATCCTTGTGCAGCAAATTGATTGTTCAACGCAAAATTTTCTTTAAAAGAAATACTTAATGAAATATTAGTCGGGTATGATTGATCTTCAAAAAATGTATTGCCATATTTAACCGATAATGATTCCAAAACCGATTGTCCTATTTTAAATAGATACTCATTTCCTGTTGTTTCACCATCTAAATCATAAAAAGTTATTGTATATACGTTTGGAAATTTAAAAAATTGAGAAGGCATTGTTGCTGTGTTTGTCGTTGTTATAGTTTTGGATTTTTTATTTTCTGTTGACATTGACGCTAAATCATTTTTATCAACATCAGTTAAAGAATCGTCTTGTATATCTGTAGTAATTACCTCATCTCTTTCATGTTTACCTAGAGAAGGTAACATGCCTTTTTTTAAATTTGATATAATTTTTATTGCATTTTTCGCATCATCCGCACTTCTTGGTTTAAATTCAAAATTAAATGAATGTTGTCTTAAATTTCTCACTCCATTGAATGATAATGCCGCATATGGATTTATTTGTCTTCTCATTGATTGAGCTGCGATGTCTACAGTTGAAGCATCGAATGCAGGAGATAAAAAAGTTGCACCTGCAGTTATGGCATTATATTTGATTCTATCAGTAAAATTATTCATATAGGCATCTAATGCTTTTTCAGTGTATGGAGATAATGATTGCCATACATCTCCATATAATTCTTTAGTTTTTTCCCAAAAAGAATCATTACTATTAGTGTAATTATTATATGCTTGTTGAAGTCTATTTCTATCAGTAGAAGAAAATTGTTCAAATGCTTTACCTATTAAGCCTAATTCTACGTTCTGATAATCTGCGACATAACTAGTATTTAATGATCCTGATGGTAAAAATAAAACATAAGAATTTAAACTTTGATAAGATTCACTTGTATTACTGGATGTAAGATAACTACTAATTTCAAAAGAATTGTCCTCTAAAAAATTTGTCAATCCATTATACGGATCATTTTGTTTTTCTTGTTCTAATAATCTATACTCCCTTATAATCATAAAATGATGAAGTCCTTCAGATTTATCTCCTATATTTTTAGGGTATCTATATACATTCTTACTTGTGACTAATTTTTGTATATAACTTATATAACCAGTAGGGTCATTGTTTGTTGATAAAGTAGATACCCCTTTTTCCATTATGCCCCCTCTTCTAGAATTTGATTATAATCACTCTCACATCTCTCTCTAGTATAGATGACAGTTTCTTTTAAGTTTAGAGTTAAATTAACCGAATGCGGAGAATTATTTTCCTCGTGAAAAACTGGTTGAGGTGTATCACCAGAATATGTTACATCAAATTTTGTCATAACAGCATCTTCAATTTTGAACATCAAATTTCCTTTTTGCGAAGAAAAATTTTTTGTTGTGGGATAAAATCTAACACCAAAAACGTCTGGTAATAATTGAACACCATTATTTTCAAAAGTCATACCATTTAGAGACTCTGGACTAGTTACAAGATCTTGTGGTAACATGCTAGATTTGAATATTTGAATCACCCTATTTAGAGCAATAGAATCATTTTTATTTTTGGGTACTAAATTGAAATTAAAAGAAAATTCTCTAAAACCAACTCCAGAAAAAGTTGAAGTCATAAATGGATTTTCTATTTTATTTTCATTATTCGTAAAAACTGCCCTAAGACCGGGTTTACCTTTTAAAGCCAATTCTGCTGCAATATTGAAAAAATTGGAACTATTGAAAGAACCTACTCCTTTTTTCAAAATTCTTGTAGCATTGGATCTGATTTCATCGAATTTTTCACCACTTATATTACCTCGCAATGAACCTACAGCAGCAGCTCCCACTGCACCGAATGATGAAGTATTATAACTCACATTCAATCCATCATTTAATTCTAAAGGTATAGGCAATGCAATAAAACCCTTTAATATCTTTGAATTTCCGGATCTTCTTTTTTTAATTGTAAATACACAAAATTTAGCACTTTCTCCTCCTGCGTTTGAGAAAATTAAATCAGAAGGAAATCTAGCAACATATGTAGAATCACCACTATCTGAAATTGGTAAATCAGTGACAATGTTTTTTAGTTTATCAGTCATTGATAAAGTCATGTATTTCCTTATAGAATTTTTTGTTGTAATATATATTTAGTATGGCTTACAAAGGAAAATATAATATAAAAAATATAAAAAAATATAAAGGTGATCCCACTAATGTTACATATCGTTCATTGTGGGAAAGAAAATTTATGAAATATTGCGATGAAAATTTGAATATTATTGAATGGTCCAGTGAAGAAATAATAATACCTTACCGATCTCCAATCGATAGAAAAATACACAGATATTATCCGGATTTTTGGGTAAAACTAAGAAGAAATGATAAAAAAATAGAATGCTTTTTAATTGAAATAAAACCAAAAAAACAAACAATTCCGCCCAAAAAACCTTCTAACATGACACAAAAATATATTAAAGAAGCATATACATATGGAATAAATGAAGCAAAATGGAATGCAGCAAAAGAATATTGTAAGGACAGAAATTGGAAATTTGAAATTATTACAGAAGATCATTTATTTAACTAAATATAGATATGGCAAAAGAAACGTTTTCAGATAAATTAAAAAAATTAATAAGAACCAGTCAGGGTACTCAAAAAACTAAAGACGCATCAAAATGGCTAAAAAGAAGAATCAGAAGCATTTCAACCGGACTAACAAATCGTTTTTCACAAATAAAAAATGCAGATGATTTTTACAGAAAAAATGATAAAAAAACTATATCATATGTAGAACCTGGTGTAATGGCTACTTATTTTTATGATCCCAAATGGAAAAATATATTACCTTATTATGATAGATTTCCTTTAATTTTATGCGTAAAAATGTATAAAGATGGATTTTTAGGATTAAATTTTCACTATCTTCATCCAGTAATGAGAGCAAAACTAATGGATTCTATTGATAAAATTAATGAAATCAATTGGAACAATGTTTCGAAAATAAAACAAATTAGGCCAACGGTAAAAAGATACCTATACAAACACATAACATCAAAGGTAGTTATTTTAAATGATGAGGAAAAAGAATTAGCATTGTTTTTACCACTTGAAAAATTCGAAAAACAAGACAAAAAAACTGTATGGAAAGATAGCAAAGGAATGATATAATGCCCATATCTATCAGCGAATTTAGAACAAAGATAAATCTAAATAAAAGTGTTACTCCTGTAAACAGGTTTGAAGTAAGATTTAAAAATAGTTTAAATCAAACGTATAATCCAGAAAACCTAAGTTTTTTTTGTGAAATTGCAGAATTGCCGGGTAGGAATTTATTAACTACAGAAGAAAGAATGTACGGACCAATAAGAAAAATTGCTTATGGCAGCTCTTATGTAGAAACCAATATGACTTTCTTATGCACAAACAATGGAATGTTGGAAAAAAGATATTTTGATGAATGGATGGACAATATCATACATCCAACATCATTTGACACTAATTACTATGAAAATTATACAAAAGAAATAGATTTAAGCATTTTTACAGAAACAAATGAATTAGTATATTTCTGTACATTCTATGAAGCATATCCAACTCTAGTCAGTGGAATTTCATTAAACGCTGCAGCAAAAGATGATTATGCTAAAATAAATGTAACTTTTTCATATAGATATTGGTTGAGAAATAGTGATCAAAATACAAATCTTGATACTATTTTAGATACCAATTTTGAAATGAGGCGTCAATATGGAATTGGGCCATAGGCTAATAGTATTGACTTATATTATAATCACATAACAAAAATCAATTGTTAAAAATTGATTTAAATTGAAAATTTTTAATGACACAGGCAAAATTATGTTACCGAAATTAGACATACCTACTTATGAAATAAGTCTAGTATCAAATGATCAAAAAATAAAATTTAGACCTTTTTTGGTGAAAGAGGAAAAAATATTATTAATGGCACTGGAATCTGGACAAGAAAATGATATATTAAGGGCTATAAAACAAATACTACAAAATTGTATCATAACAGAAATAAATATAGATGATCTTCCATTATTCGATCTTCAATATATTTTCTTACAACTTAGAGCAAGATCTGTAGGAGAAACTATTGAAGTTAGATTGAGACACAGGGATGGTATAAACAAAAATGGTGTTGAATGTGACGGAACTCAACTAATTAAAATAAACATTGATGAAATAAGACCATCAAAAAATAAAAAATTAGAACCGAAGATTGAACTATCCAAAGATATCGGAATAGTTTTAAAATATCCTACTGTAGATATTCTTGATAAGATTTCAACAACATCAAATACGCAAGGAATATTAGACAACACTTTTGAGATAGTTGCAGAATCTGTCGATTACATATATGAAAAAGATGAAATATATCATAGAAAAGACCATAAAAAAGAAGAATTTGTAGAATTTTTAAATAATTTAAATTCAGAACAATTTGAAAAAATAAAAGAGTTTTTTTCAAATATGCCAACTATGTCTTTGACCAAAAACTATAGATGTAAAAAATGCGGAATTGATGAAGAATTAGAATTGAAAACATTAGAAGATTTTTTTTCGTGAGCCTGTGTCATAGTTCATTAGAAAATTATTATATTTTAAATTTTAATTTAATGCAACATCACAAATATAGTTTATCAGATCTGGATAACATGATGCCTTATGAACGTGACATTTATGTTACTTTATTGTCGAATTTTATTAAAGAAGAAAATGAAAGATTAAAACAACAACAATTAGCGAGAAAATAATGCCCCAAGAAAAAAATTTTTCTAATTTAATTAATTATGCTAGAGAAAATTTTAAAAATAAAAATGAAAAAAGTAATGATATTGAAAAAAATTTAAAAAATATAACTCCAAGTATAAAAGGTATTCTAAAAAATACAAATTCGATTAGTGGAAATTTAGACATACAATTAAATTCTCAGCGAGAAAATTATAATCAATTATTAGATAATCAGATTAAAAATAATAGTTTTCTAATAGGAAGTTTGATTGATTTAAAAAATTATATCTCTTCTTTATCTTACAATACAAAAAATAACGAAAAAGATAACCCTAGATCTTTTGTGGAAAATAAAAATTCTAGTTATTTGAATAATTCATTTATAAAAAATAATAATCTACAAAAAAACATTCAATATAAAACATTCGATAACGATCAGAATAATCAAAATATCGATAACTTCATAAAAAATGGTTCTCCACTAACAAAAATATATACAAAATTAGCCACTAAGCCATATGACTGGGTTTCAAAAGATCCTGGACCATATAGACAAGGTTTTGAATTAAAATCCAAAGAATTATACGGTAAAAATGCCATAGAAGAATTGATAAAAGAAATTTCAAACGGAATACAAAAAAAATTTAAAACAATAGACATCAATAAATTTTTATCAGATGCGGTACAATATAAAAACATTTCAAATAATACAAATAATTCTAATATTATTTACGATAATACAAATACTGAAAATAATTTTAATAATGAGAAAAAATTATTTTCAGATAATGAAGTATTTGGTAATATTTTAAAATTTACAGAAAACATATACAAATCATCTCAAAAAATATTAAATGTAAATAGAAAAAATAATGATCAATTAAAAACATTTAATGATTCTGTATTATCTTTAATAGGTAAAGATCAACAAGTTGAAAATGAAGAAAATATTGAAAAAGTTATTGAAAAATTAGAAGGAATTAATAATTCTACTGAAAATTTAAAAAAATCCAATGAAAAAGAAAATAATGAAACACAAAATAATCAAGAAGAAACACAAAATAATCAAAAAGAAGGAAATAATTTTTTAAGAAAATTGTTGTTAATATTTGATAGAAAAAAATATCAAGATCTTGAAGATAGACTTGAAGGAATGAAGGAAAGATTTAGTTCAATAGGAGGCACAAAAATACCAAATTTGCCAAATAAAGGACTAGGAGGATTTTTATCAAGTATATTGTCATCAATATTTTTAGGACCGAAAGGTGCGGCATTATTATCTAGTATGATACCTGCAACATTAGGAGTTGCAGGCAAAACACTTTTTGGGGGAATAGCAGCAATACTATTAGGTCCTAAATTATTTGAATCTATAAAGGCAGGTTTAGAAAAGGGGGGTGATGAAGGTTTTACAGCAGGTGTAGGAGAACTACTTGATACTTTTTTTAAAGAAGAAGATATTAAATCAAATTTAGGAGCAGGAGCTGCTCTTGGATTTTTAGCATTTAAAGGACCCAGAGGCATTATACCAGGAATGATTTTGGGTGGTACAATGAATTTCTTAAAAAAAATGTGGGGCGATAAAGTTTTTGAGCCTGAAGGAGGTGTGACAAAAGGTAAATTCCATAAAATTTTAACAGATAGCGCCATTGGTGGACTACTCGGAGCAGCAGTTTTAGGAATACCAGGAATTTTACTTGGAGGTTCGTTTAATGCTTTATACGGAGTATTAACCGATAAAGACACGCACATAAATCCAACTTCTATAACAACAGGTATAATGGGTCTTATAGCAGGACTTTCGGGTGGAGCATTATTAGGAGCAAAATTGGGTCTGGTTGGCGGACCAATAGGTGCATTAGCAGGTGCAATGTTAGGAGCAGCATTAGGTGTTGCCTTTGGTTCGTGGATTACAGATACAGAAGCAAAAAAAGCAGTTCAAGATATTGCAAAAGATTCTAATGAACATTTACAATTGATGAACAAAAAATTATCACCTGAAGGTCTTACTGAACAAGAATCTGTCAGAATGAATGAATTAAATGAAAATTATCAATTAAAAATGAGTAAAGTTGCAAGTAGTCCCCAAGAAGCATCAACAAAATTGTTTGCTGCACATGCTGTTGATCCTAGTCAAATTAATGATACTATGGAATTAATTGATAGAATGAATTTAAAAAATGAATTATCTACTATTAATAGAATTTTAAATACAAATATGTCTAAAATAGGAGATTTATTTACTTTTGATGTGGATGAACAATCATTAAAATTAAAAAATAATGCTAGTTTTGATGTTAAAAAAATTCCAGGAGATCCCAGACCAGATGCTCCTAAACATAACATAAAATTTGATGCAAATGAAAACCTTGAGAATATTTTATTAAAAGCTGGAGGAAATACTGCATCACAGATTTCTCAAAGATTGATAAATCAATTAAACAGTATTGCCAGATCATCACCTGAATTTGATAGAATGAGTCGAGAGAGAATGCAAGATAAATCAAGAAGATTTGGTCCACAAGATCGTAAAAATCTTCAAGGAAAATATATTAATGATATTTTATTAGAAATTCCGATGAAAAAAACTGGAGGAGTTTTTAATAACCCTGAATTGATTATGGTAGGAGAATCATCACCGAACAATCCTGAAATTTTATTCAATAGACAACAATTAGAAGCGTTGGGACAAATTTTTAGTATGCAAAAAGAAAACAAAAATATGAGTCAATCATTAAATGTTGCTCCAATTGTAATACCGCCTAACACTTCTAATTATTTTGATAACAAAAATATTTCGGTTCAAGAATATAACATTACTGAAATACCGCCTGAACCGAATTCATCTGTATCTTTTAAAGATAGTCTATCGTATTAACCTTCTTCTGCCAGTTTTGCAAAATATGACATATCTTCATCATCGTCATCAACATTCATACTTGCATATGCTGGCATAGGCTTACGATCCTGCTGCATTTCTTCCTCAGCTGTAGGACGTTTTTGAACAGATTGAACCACAGGTTCCTCAATTCTTGGTTTATCTAGGGCAAGAACCATATCTAATCTTTCTTTTAGTTCATCATAGGTTTTGAAGTTATCGTCCGCAGTAAACTCAGACAGAGAATACTGAGAATTCCAAACAGCTTCAAGTTCTTCATCAGTTTCAAGTAATTGACCTGGTGAATCAAATTCAGATTTATCATAATTTTGATAACCTTCTACTTTACGAATTTTCAATTTAAAATTCGCACCCTCCCATAAATCAAAAGGATTTACAGGTGTTTCGTCTTCAAATTCAGGATTCATAAGATCATTGATCTTATCGAAAATCTTTTTACCAAATTTGTAAAGAAAAACTTTTCCTTCATTTTGAGGATTTTTTGGGTCAGAAATAACATAAATGTTACTAATATATGTCAAACGGCGCTTTTGCTTTCTCGCCACTTCTTTATTTGCTTCAATACCAGAATTCCATAATTGAGTATTATATTCTGATACTGGATCTTTTTTTCCAAGGGTGGTCAAAGAATTTTCGATATACCATAGTCCTGTTGGACCTTGAAAACCATGATTAAAAACTCTAGCCCAAGGAATATCTTCTCCTTGCACTGGAGGTAAAAATCTAATAACGGCATAACCATTACCAGATTTATCTACTTCTGGTTTCCAGAACCTATCATCAATATAACTCTTTGATTCAGAAGGAGTGTCAATTTTTTCAATTTCTTTATTGAGTTGCTTTAAAAAAGAATTGCGGTTTTTCTTGAGTTCGGATAGTGAAGTCATATCGTTCCTTTCGTATTTCGAAATATTACGTTGTATATTGCTGTATCTTGTTTCGTAAAATTTTACGAAACTTGGTCTTATCCACCTCCAAAAATGGAGTATACTTCAAAACTTTATTTCTAAATTGAGGCCATACAAATTTTTCAGAAATTTTTCTGTCCCAATCAGGTATAAAATTAAGAATTAAATTTAGTATGGAGAATGTTTCCATACTAATATATTTAGCAATGGCCAATCTCAATAAAAGTGGATGATGACCTTTATCGATTTTGAACCATTGATCAAAATCTCCTTCATTTAATAGTTTATCTATTTCATTACTAAACATGTAACCCATGCTTTGAACACGTTTATTCCAATTAGTATAACATATTTCTGCTTGAGTGTCAAGCGCTTCTCCAATCCACATATTTTCATCATCGATGAAATTTGCCACAAAAAATTTAACGATTTCTTCATCTTTGAAATTTTTTGCTAATTTTACAAAAAAGAAATGATCATTACGCTTTTTAAATGTTTCGTATGAGACCTTTCTTTTTCCTTTTCCATACTTAAAATAATCAAATTTTTCAGTAAGAAAATGATTTTTGATTGCTACATATTCCTTATAACAATCGAACGGTTCCATTTTAATCATAATCCAGGTATTGTAGCAGTTTTTGGTAAAAAGTGCAAATCAATTGCCTCTTCTCTAACTTTCTGTTTTAAAGCTCCTTGAATTATTTTTCCTGCCGTTTCAGGTTCAATTTTATTTTCTTCACAATAATATGAAATAGCCTCAATATAAGTCATTTTTGTCTGTATGACTAATTGTTCAATTATTACTGAAAATTCTTGAGGTTTAAGAGTTTTAATCATAAATTTTAAAAAATTCTTTCAAAATAGGTTTTAACAAATCCCTGTCTTTTAGTATTTTACCGACATTATGACCACAATTTTGAATAGTCATTTTTTTAATATTATCACAATCCTCTATTAATGTCAATTGTTTTTGCTCATTAGAAGAGTCTCCATTAATAATTAAATATTCTGTTTTAATCAAGATAATTCCTTGACCTCATCACAAATTCCATATTTCAATGCCTCATTTGAAGATAACCAAACATCGTGCGGAGGCAATAAAAATTTACGTATTTCATCATCATCAATGCCTGTACACTTTCTATAATGATTTAACATTCTTTCGGTTGTTAAATCATATTCTTTTTGTACAGCAAAAAGTTCATGCTCTTTACCAAAAGAACCCCAAGAATATTGATGAGATAAAATACTTGTATTCGGTGTTAATAGTCGTCTTCCTTTTTTCCCAGCCATAAAAATTGAAAGTGCGGCACTTCCTATAATACCAAGACCGACTGTATGAATAGGAATAGAAGACCCTCTCATAACATCAATCAAAGCAAAACCAGCCGTCATATCTCCTCCATGAGAATTTATGCACAATGTCAAAAATTCTGGTCTTGACGTTTTTTTCATATTATTGAGTAATACCCATTCAATCGCATGTAAAACCGAACCATTATAGATATCATCAAATAAAAAATAATATCCTCTATTTTCCAAAGATGCGCCATCATCCTCAACATTTTCTGATGGTGCATTTGCTATAAATTTCTCAGCAACTAACGTTGCAAATTCTGGATTTACTAATGATTGTGCTATCTTATCTTCATTTATTTTCATATTTTACCATTTGAATAATTTTATCAATTCCATCAAAAACCATCTCAGTAGAGATATTTTTTGTACACTCAAACATTCTATCGGTTCCTTTATGATCCGGACACCAAAGCCAATCGCCTGGATCGAACTTATGTCTATTATAGCAACTATTGCAAGTTTTGTCATTAAAAATCCTAACACATTTTGTGGAAAATTCTGAATTAGGATTACTAAACCCAGAAATTAATAAAACGTGCTTATTCATAGACCATGCTAACCATGACAATCCTGACCCTAATCCTATGAAAAACTCAGATTTATTTATAGTCGCAATTGTCTGATTTAAAGTTCTATTATGTCTCGGTATAATACCATCTGGACAATAGTTAAAATATTCACCCTGTCCAAAAGAAGGATGTTTGTCAATACAAACCACATCATACCCCTTAGTCTTTACATATTCAACAACTTTATTCCAAGCACCAGGATTATTCCAATATTTTGCCTGAGCAGTTGATTGCGTAGCAATTGCAACATAAGGTTTATTCAATTCGTATTCTTTTTCGTACACTGTAATTTTTGATGGTTTTTCCTTCCAATCCTTAAATCCTAAAATACTTGCGCACAATGTTTGCAATGGAACATCTTTACAATCGACTGGAGACAAATCACATTTTTCAAAAAATCCTATTCTATATTGATGGTCAAAATCTTTAAATCCTGAATTAGGTTTTTCAAATTTTATTTCAGGATATTCATTTTCGAATAATTCATTGAAAAAAGTGCTACATATGACTTTACATTTATGTTTTTTTCTAAATGCTTCGACCGGTTCCATCCAAGCAATATTATCGCCTAATGCGGAAGAATCTAGCCAAATGAAAACTTTTTTATTTTCCATTTTCATATCATACACATGCACTAATTCTTCAGTTTTTTCATCAAAAATTTCAATTTTCCAAGGTATAAAATAAGATAATGTTGATGCGGCCCAACAATTGTTTCCTATTTTAGTTTGAAAATGTATATAATCAGTTTCTGAATCTTTGAAATTAATTTTAAAGTTTTTATCTACATTACCTTTTATAGACACATAAGGATTCGGGTTAACTGTTATATTATAATAAGATTTTTTTCTATCGTGTCTGTATTTACTAAAATCATGTTCACTAGCATTTTTCAAATCATTTTGATATATGCTTATTAATCTTTCTCCCATATCCAATGGTATAGTTTGTTTCAATTCTTTTGCTCGGTAATAATATTTTTCTAAATTTAAAAAAATGTTATCCCAATCTCTTTCCATAGCAAATTTTCTAGCATCTTTTGATGACTGGTCTAAATCATTCAAATGATGTAAAATACCCTCAACTATTGTATCCACACTTCTATCGCATTGATAAAAACCTGGTATTTTCATTTCATCTTGTAATGTTCCAACAACTGGCAATCCACATGCCATTCCTTCTAGTACACCTAAACAAGGTTGTCCAGTTTCCATTGATGCCGGATGTACAATAATATCTTGTTCGGATAAAATATCTCTTAGATCTTTTTTGAAAACATTGCCTAATAGATTTATTTCTATGTCTTTTTTGCAATCGTTGTATATCTGATAAAAAACTTTATTGTAATCGTCATGTATAGAATCCGCTCCGACTATTGTTATAGGAAAGCCTAATTTATGGGCAGCCAAAATCGCTAAATGAAATCCTTTTCTATCGTCTCCCCCTCCAACACAAACCAATCTATTGCTTCTTTTTTTAGTATAATTGGGATAATAGAAATTAGTATCAACTCCATGATGTAAATGAAATAATTTATCCTGAGCATCAAAATATGATATGAATTTATTGATAGGGGTTAAACTTAGAACAGAATTTTCAATTGTAGATTTTATTTGGTTATATGAATAACTATATTTTTCCTGTAATCCTACCCACGCATCATGAACTGTATGAATAAACGGCACAAATTTATGTTTTAGTGAATCATTAAAATTAACCATATGATTATGAAAAACATCGTAATTTTCCAATTCCGTTTGTGTAATTTCACTTAACCACATCAATTTTACGTTATGTCCTCTTCTCTTACCGGCATTGATATATTGACCAACAACTTCCTCAACACCTCCATAACCTTTAGGAGGTATTTCTATACCGCATCCTGGATTTATTTGAATTATATTTAATTTTTCAAAATTATTATCATGAATTATACGTTCAAAGTTTTCGACAGGTAAATTTTCAATTTCGCTTTTTTTCTCAGATTCTGGTTCACTAATTACCTCAACTATTTTCTTAATTTCTCCGTTTTTCGATCTTGTAATTAATGTGAACCTATTGTCTTTATTATACCAGTTAAAATGATAATTTAAATCCGTCATCATACTAATAACATCAGATATTATGTCAATACCTGTTCTATTATTTTTCATTAAATGAGAATTATCACAAAAAATTACAATCTCACAGTTAAAACTCAAGTTATTTTCAATAGATTCTATAAATTTTGATATTTCTTCTACAGTATCTTCAAGATTTATTTTAATGAAAAAATAATCAACGTTTTTAACTCCATCGAAAAAAACATTGTGATCAAAAAATAATTTTTTCAATTTTTCTTTTTTAAGAATATCATATTTAAAATTTAAGAAACTAATATTTTTAGCTTGAATTTCATGATTTAGATATGATATGTAAGTTGATTCCGCTGAATCATATATATCATCAAAATATTTTAAATTTCTAGGATATTCTAAAATAAAATTTTTTCTTCTTTCTTTAGCATCAATTGCTAATTGTGCCTCTCCTCTTGTATTCCAATTTCTGTAATTCTCGGAATCATTATGGTCTCTTGCCAAATAAGTAGTTCTTGGAATTGTAATCCATTTACCTCTCTCTTCCATCATTAATAACCACTGTCCATCATTAGAAGAACATGCTTCTCCGTCTTTATGTACAGGAAATTTAATGCCTGGCAAATTTCTAAAAATTCTTAAATATCCAAAAATATTTGTTCTATTTGGCCATAATTTTTCAAATCCTTCAAGAAAAGAATCATTATCGGTTGTCATAAAAACGTTATCTTTGAAATTCGACAAAAAATCCTGATTAGATTTTATAGTAAAATTATCATAGTATTTGTTCGCATTAAAATGCATCAAAACACTCTCTGGAAACAAATTAAAATAATAATTTATACGTTTTAACGTATTAGGCAATATAAAATCATCAGAATCAATGTGACAAACTATATCTCCAGTAGCGTGTGTCTGGGGATTCCACCATATTTCTTTTTTATATTTTGGTTGTATAATTTTTATTCTATCATCTCTGAGACTGATATCATTGATAATTTCCAAAGTTTTATCATTAGAAAAATCATCTGATATTAACCATTCCCAATTATCATAATTTTGACATAATATAGATTCTGCGGTTTCTCGTATATATTTTTCAGCATTAAAACATGAAGTTATTAATGACAATTTCAATTCATCATACATCAATTACCTTTTAAAATAAATTGTAGTTGTTTTTTTAATATTATTGACTAATGTTTGATCATTTAAATCAAAAGTTTTTATCAACTCATCATTCATAAAAATTTCTATCAATTGACCTTTATTAAATTTAACTAGATTATAAAAACCTTTCATAAAAAATGAATCCGATACTATTTGATTATCTACAACTATTTTCATTTTCATATCAATAAAATGATTTAAATGAAATATATAATCTTCTTCATTATCACCTATATAAAGTGCCACCCAAGGTTTTGTTTCTTCTATGTGCATCCTATCTTGTTCAAATTGTATTCGATTCAAATTAGGAACAAAATCGATTAATTCCACATTTGAATTTTTTTCATCATTGTATTTTGTCAATCCCAAAACATAAGCAAAAAACTCCTCACCTGGTAAGAATTGATACTTCAAAGTTATTTCTTTTTGAACTTCTAAATCCAAATACTTCATAAAGCGTTCATACATATAATCTACGTTTCCGGACATCAATCTTGTAGTAACTTGCATTTTGCCGTGAGTGTCGGAATTGTCTTCACTGGACCAATAATAAAAAACACCATCTAATTTTTTAGATAATATCTTATATTCATTCATAATCAATTCATGTGGACTTTTAATAAGACCATCATAATCCATGATATGAATAATTTTTTTTCTTAAAATTTTTGCATAATTAATACCCAAAGTTAATAATCTGTAAACCGCAAAAGTTGTATTGTGACCATGAAATTGTTTTGTTGATAAATCAAACCCATCTGTGTAATACGTTATATAACCTAAATATTCTGGATCTTTTAACACAATATTGTCTTTATCATAAACAAAATAATCAACTTTTTCCTGAATTTCTTTTGACACCGGTGTATGGGTAGTTAATATTATTTCATAATTAAAATATTTTATATTATTAATCAACTCTAAACAACATTTTATTCTCTCAGGAGTTGAAAGATGGGCATGAATTAATACAATAGAATCAGAGGACATATGTGATGTCTCCATCCTTTAATAATGAAGTTCCATCTTTAAATGATTTATCTAGATATGAATTACCGGAACATTGTATTGAGTATGGGTTTTTTGTGATACCTCCAACCATTTCATTTAATACATTATTATTTAACCACAAATCATATGTGTCCCATCCTGTTTTTTCAAATTTATTTAAAAAATATTCTCTACAATTTGCAGGAATTAAATAACAATGCGCTTCTGACATTCTGTTTGTCACATCAAAATATTTATTTCGTTTTTGATAATGCCATTCAACAATCCTTTTACCAAAATTCATATATTTTAAATCAAATTCCATTAAATCATCAAATCTATCAGTTATTTCTTTATAAACTTCAAAAATTGGTTTAATAAAAATTGCATCACATTCACAAAATAAAACCGCATCTACCTCATCATTCAAATGCTCTAACATTGCCTTATAATGTGCCAAATAATTACCGTAATGGGCAGGAGTTAATTTATAATGTCCGGGTTCCATTTGAACATCATCTGGTCTGGCACAACTCTCTTTAGGAGGCATGTCAGAATATTTTTTGTTAATCATTTGAACATATTTCCATCCAGAATATTCAGCTAATTTTGTCAAATGTTCTATCGATTTTTTTTCACGTTCACCTTCAATGTCAACTAACATGTGTACTATTTTAATTTTAGGTACTCTAGATGCCCATAGGTTTCCTAATCCTCCATCAACAATTTCTTTATCAAATTTAACATCATATCCTAATTTTTTTAACCTATCAATCAATTTACTGGATCTTAAAATTCTAGATTCTAAAGAATTATCATTATTGAAAAAATCATGCACTTCCATTGTGATTTTTCGTATGCGATGCTTCAACATATGATCGGAAATGGTAGGCATAATATTCCATTCTGCCCCTTCACAATCTAATTTTAACACATCTATTCTATCAACATCATTATTTTTCATGAATGTGTCAAAATCTATAGTTCTAACTTCTTCAATTTTTTTCTTTCCTAAAGTAGTTGGATTTTCTTCAGAAGTATTAAAACTATCATAAAAAGTATTCACTGCCGAAGAACCTAAGATTTTAAATTCTGAAGTTCCATTTTTATCGGACAATGCCATGTTAAATTTCTTGACTTGATCATAACCTTTTAAATTTTCACACAATATTTCAAATGTTTTTTTTGCCGGCTCAAATGTGAAAATTTTTGAGGCTCCTTTACTCAAACAATATAGGTCAAAAAGACCATAATGACCACCAACATCTAAAACAACATCACCTTGCAATATATTTACGTATTTGTAACATTCTTGATAAAAAACTTCATATAATGTAAACCAAGATGCAGGATCATCTTGAATACCCTTTATATTTACATCAACATCATTGATCTTAATATCATCAATTTGATTATCAAAATCAAATGTTTTCTCATATAAAATATGATGCTCATCCATTAAATTGCCATCAGTTAAACTTGAAAAATAGTCACCAGGAGCATCATAAATTTTTAGATTAATTCCTCCCAGAATTTTTTGAGAACAATTAGGTTGAACCCAAAGATTAGGACTAAAAATTTTTGATCTGTAAACTAATAAATTAGTTTTTGTATCAAACAAACAAACCAATTTATTTTCAAGACATTTAAAATAATCTCCAGTGGAGATTGATATTTTAGTATCATCTTCTAATTTACATGAAATAAAGTTTTCGGTGATGTTCAATTTTCTCAAAATTTTTAATTTATTTACCTCAAAATTATCATTAGTCAAATATGTTACCTTATCATCTAACTTATTCAAATAAGAATCTAACTTATATACAATAGTAGGCATTTTCCAACTTAATGCTTCTTTTATCGCTAAAGGATTTGTTTCCTTATCATGTACATTGCCCCTAGATGTGAATAAAAATAAATCCATACAGGAATAAAAATTATCAACATCGGATCTTTCACCCCATATTTTACAATTATCAGGAATGTCACTCATCAATGGTTCCCAATATGATTTAAAATTAGGTGCCATATTTCCGACAAAATGAAATTCTATAGGAAATTGTCTTAGACTTTTTGCATATTCTATAATTTCTGCCTGATTTTTTCTAGGTGTAAATAGACCTACATTTAAAACATGATACTTTTCAGGATCTAAATTTAATTGCTTCAAACCTTCTATTCTATCACGTTTATCTTTTATAGGAACTGGATATTCTATTACAGAACTTGGAATTTTTAAGGAAGAAAAATTATGTACCTGATTGTCACTACAAAATAAAAATCTATCAGGCAAAAATACTTTATTTGAAGGTTCGAAAGATGAATCGTGAGATGTTTCGAAAATTAAATATTTTCTTTCTGTATTGTATATTTTTTTAGAAATATCTTGACTCATGAAAAATTCAGGCATTTCCTCAAAATGAATAATATCAGGTTGAATTTTTTCTATAATTTGAAAAATTTCTTCCTTTTCCTCTCCAAGAGTAAAAACTTTATCATTTAATAAATTAATTATTTTGTTTTTTTGTACTCTGTAAATTCCGTAGTCGTTATATTCTATGACATAAATATTATAAATATTTTTCAAAAATTCTATTTTTTTTAATAGATACTGAGGAGCTCCTCCAGTTGACAAATGAGGAGTAATGTACAATATATTTTTCATGAATCCACCTTTACATATTTTAATTTTTATACAGATATATATACTATAGTATATATTTAATAATTTGTCAATGAAAAAGGATTTTGATGCCGAGACCTTTAGTATATAAAGAAAATACTAGTGGAACTGAATTTGGTCTATATGAACTTACCGATAGCCAATTAGAACTACTATCATATCTAGTTAGAGCTAGATATGCGGAAAAATTAGCAGATATCAGTAGTACAACCAGTGGAATAAGAGGACAAATCTATCTCAAAACATTTTCAAATTCGGCCCCTAGACGAGGAACAACATCGGACTATTTTTCGGGGAGTTTTAGAGACTCTAGAAGAGATTATGCTTTATCAGGAAATTTGTCTGCCTCTGACGATAGACTTGGGTCTGATTTATTTAGTGGACCATCGTCAGCAGCACAACTAACTGTAGAAGATGTGCCTGGTGCAACATTAACCGATAATAAACTGATTTCTAATTTTGGTCCTGCACCCTCTGCTGTACCAAGTTATACTACTGGAGGATACACATTTAAACCAAGAAGTTATGACAGTTATATGTTATATCAAAGAAGCGCACAAGAATTAACGCCTTCTGATGCAGATACAAATGAAAATGGGTTTTTAATTTATACATCAAGAAGTCTTAAACCTGCAGGGAAAGATAGATCTGTCATAACAGAATTACTCTCAGATTGTTACACCCAAATGAAAACGGGAGATGGAGTTGGAACATATTATGTTGATAAGAGTACAGCAACAAAACCTGGGGGACAAACAAATGGAACCTTCGTAGACATGGGAACATTTTTTATCGATACAAGATCACAAGTCAGTAGTGTAATAACAACTTCCATGACTATTGATGCGGATGGATACCCTAGAGGTAAAAACTATGGTTCTGTTGTAGAACAGCACAATTTACCTAATATGTCATATGCTTGGGGTGTTGTTGTTACATATAATTATTGGGTAAAAACAGAAGATACTGCTTTTGATGTTTCGGGGGGAACAAAACAATTTAGTAATTTAATGTTTTTAAAAAATGATGGTCATAAATTATTAAGAAAAGATAGAACTTCAACTTCTGCCCCAACAAGTACTTCTGATTTGAAGACTAAATATGGAGTATTTATGGATATGATAGATAAAGTAATAATTCCTCAATTTGCTAACGGATCTGATTTACCAACTTATTACAAAACAAATAATAATCCTCCATCCCCTGCTTCGAAAATAAGAGGAACTATAGAAGATACATATTATGCAGGAACAAATACTTATTTGTACAGATCAACTTCAGGATTAACATATAAGAGACTTGATATTCCAAAAATAGACAACAACAATGTCTTTACAACAACTATGTATTGGTATATTAATAATTAAATTATTTAAGGTAAAATAATGGAAAACACTGATAATGTTGTAATATCAACAATTGAAACTTCAAACGATGAAATTATTGCAAATAATGAATCCGTAAATGTGTATATTCAAGAGAGTGATAGTGCTAGTGATAGTACGATAGAAAATCCTGAATATTTCTCAAATGAAACTGATGAATCCTCCATAACTGATATTTCATCAGAAACAGAATTAGAAAGTGATGAATCGGTAAATGAATTAGATGAGGAAATTGAAGAGGAAGAAATAGAATTATTTACAATAAATGGCGTTACGTTAACTAACAAAATGCATGATCCTTGTCCAGAATTTAGACCGATATATGCACATTTTAATGATGAAAAAAATACGGTGGTTAGAATATTTTTCATTAGTCTAGATGAAAATGAAAAAGGAGAAACATATTGGTCAAAGTTGCAAAATGGTTTATTTTCTTATCAAAAACCCATACCCGAAATACAGAAACTTTCAATATTTTTCAGTGAACAAGACTTAATTGACAATCACAATAAACTAATATATGATGATTTAGAATTTCAAAGAGAAGTTTTTAATTACATGGAATGGAAAGCTACAGGATTATCAGGATCCGAAGAAAAAATTACTTTAAATAACATTAAACAATTAAGTTCAGAAGCACTTTTTAAAATAAAATTAGAATTATTTGAAGAAGCCGTCATTCAAGAATGCGAAAGTGTTGAATTAAGAGCCAATTTGAGAAAATCAAATAATTTAATAGAATTGTTTTATCATTATCAAACTATTTTAAATCAAAGTAAAGAATAAAAATGGCAACAAATAGACCTTTAAGATTTGATGAAACGGTCAAATCATTTAGACAAATGAGTGATGCAGAATTAGATATTTTGAGTTATGTTGTAAGAAAAAAATATGCACAATTATTGAGTAGCGGTACCGCTACCATTGGAGGAAAAATTTCTCCGGGCACATCTGCTTCTAATTATTCCTCATTAGGATCAGTAACAGATACAAAAACCTTACAATATACTGCTACTAACGCAGACAGTCCAACTGGTGGTGCAGATAACATATTTCCAACAACATTAAATTCATCATATCATCAAGAAACTGAAACGATTTATAATTATAGACAATATATACCTTCAATCAATTTATCCTCATCAACACTTAATTCTTACAGTTATCTTGTTTATGATCAAAATACAAAAACTTTTAAAATTGAAGGTGACATTTCCAATATATTCGACACTATCGTAAGTGATTGTGTGAACAAAATACATGATCCTAACAGTGATGGTGTCGGATCATATCATTTTGGTTTATCCTCTCCAACGACAGGAACATACGTAAATATGGGAATGATATATCAAGATACGACATATTGGAATAGTACAGTACAATTTAATCATTATATTAAAACGGCTGCCGATAATGAAAACGATATACTAAACGATGCCAGTGCATATAAATATATATCAAGATACATAGGAATTGTTGATGGCAGTGTTAAAATATCAGAAATACCAATAAATGATATCACAGAAAATATAGTAGTTGATATACTAGAAAAAATATTGGAAAAAAGATTTCCAAAATACACATTAACAAGAGTAGGAAGCACAGATTCAACAACAACTGCTACCACAACAATGGCAGGCTACACCTCAAATAATTTTGGTTTTTTACATGAAAGATTTGTATTTTCTTCATATACCGTAGTATCCACTTCTGGTGTATCAGGAGGAACTTACACAGCAAACTATCAACCAGATAACAATAGTTATAGATATAATGTATGGGCATTGACTGCCAATGGTTATAATACAACTGATTTATAAAAAGGAACATTATGTTAATTGATGTCGATAATATTGAAATATTAAATGCTACATTTCCTAATTTGACCTCTAGAAATTTAATAATGGTTGATTATTCCGACATAAATGGCGAAAGAAAAAGTATGGTCATAGGTTCTGATGATGATTCGGATTTTGGTTTAAAAGTTTTTGATAAATTTAATCTATCTACGATTGAAAACAATACAAAATTACTACACGAAGAAAACAAAAAGCAGGCTAAAAATTTTTTACAATTTTTAGAATGGAAAGAAAGTGGATTAATTAAAACTATAGATGATGATGAAGAAAAAATAATTGAAGAAAAAATTTCAGAAATACAGCCTCAGGAAATAACTTTAGATTTTTTAGAGAATTTGGACAATGAAAATTTATTCAAATTAAAGTTGAGTATTTTTGACATCGAAGAATTTCAAGATATTGATGATAGAGAATTGAGATCACAAGTTAGAAAATCAAAAAATTTACCAGAATTAATGCATTATTATCACATCTTTAAAATTAATCAAAATTCAAATAATTAGGGTCAAATTTATTAATAATGGTTGAATCAAATTTTGCGTTCATAAAATGAACTATTTTTATATCATCATTAAAACATCCATCTAAATACAACCAACCGGATGGATGTTTCGTATTTAAGTAATAATACATCATTCTATCGTAAGAATCGTTTTTTAATTCAAATTTCATATCATATCTCACAAACCAACTATCTGGTAAAAATTTTAATTTTAATTTTTTTCTAGCAAATGTTTCAACAAAAAATTGTTCACCATTAACATCCCCAGTTGTTATTTTATTTTCTAAAAAATATTTCATCCAAAAATCAGGTTTTTTCATAAATTCATCATAAATATATTTACAATCTTTTGGATAATATTTTTGAAAACCTCCATTTAAATTATACTGACCAACATCTGTATCTTTCCACCAAGAATTGGCGGTTAAAAATTCTCCTCTTTCAATGGGATATAAAATAGCATCCATATAATTGTTTATAAAAAGCATATCAATATCAATAACTAATACCGGGTCATCAATATTTAAATTCATTATTTTCAACTTATTCCATTGTAATTTTAACCCATCGGATTCTTCCCTGATCCAATTTACATTTGGTATTTTAGAATTAATATAATTTTCAACATCCTGACCGTATTTTGAACCAATCCTTATTGCAAATATTTTAGGAATCACAAACCCATCCTACCAATGAATATCTAATACCAGATTTTAAAACATTAACTCTATGATCAAGTTTAGAATTAAAACTGACACAATCTCCTTTTAATAATTTTATAATACCAACGTTTTTTATCTCAAATTCACCTCCTGCAAATTCATCATTTAATAGAACCGTAAAACTCTCAATTCTATTAAAATTTCCATCAGTTTTAAAATCAGAATGCCAATTGTAAAATTGATTTTTAGTATATTGTGTAAATTGAAACAACATTTTTTTACGATTGAATTTTTTCTCTAATTCTAAATCATTTTTCCATATATAAACTCTAGAAATTCTAGTTGAAAAATCGAAAGAATTTTTTCCAACAGCAGCAGGAACTACTTTTTTTCGATACGTTAGAATCATATCAAAACATTCTTCATCAGTAAAAAAATTTTTAATAATTTTCATTTAAAATATATTCCTTTACCCATTCACATTCTCTCATATGTTCATATGATTGGTTGAAAAGACATACTGAATAATCTTTTTCATTTCTATCAAACATCCAAGACCAGCAAACTTTATCATAAGTTTCGTATTTTATTTCTTTATAAATATACTCATCAATACCTTTCCAATATTTGACTCTGCTATAATCTTCATCTTCATAAAATTTATTATAAATATATGATTGATCACCATACCATGACATAATTGAAGAATTTAAAGGAGTGTGAGCTGGTTCACGCCACCATGCATATAATAGTGTAAAATTATTTCTAACTAAATGTGAAATATCACCTTTAATAACAACATCTAAATCAAAATACAAATATTGTTCTTGATTTTTAAACTCATTGAACAACTGTAACTTATCATATACCGATCCTTCACCATCAACGATACCTCTTACATCTATTAAATCACAGTTGACACAGTGATTATACAACATATATTTAAGATTGTCAATCCACCAAGAAGAATATTTTGTGCCTGTACACACATAAAGAATTACCACTGACCTATCACCATAAATCTAGTGTAATTGTCCATTTTTTTACTACCAGAATAAAAAACTTTTTTGATATTATTTTTTTCAATCAATTCTTCGGCAGAATTTACGCAATTTACATGTTCTACTAAATCATAATAATCATTAGATTGTAGGACTAATATTGGGGGTTCTGGATAATCTTTGTAGTAAGGCTTCATTCTTACAACATCTTCCATATGTTCAGATGATGTATTAACAATCAAATGTCTTCTCCTCAATTCTTTTCTCTCAAAATAATCATCGAAGACTTTTACTTTAAAATTTAGATTAAAATAATTAGTGTATTGCACTAAAATTTTTTTATTAATTTCATCCAATTCATAAAAATCCAAGCTTTCTATGTCAATTACATAATCTAACATTTCAATTAAAGGAAAACCAAACCAACCGCCAATAATTTCAACATGAACGGGATATAAAAAATCATATGAAATATTTAATTTTTCTATCAGCCATGTTTTAGATTCAAATTGACCATCAGATAATGAATCTTCTAATTTATCAAAATAATTCGGATAATTATTTAAAACAAAATTCTTCACTTTAAAATATGGAGAATTTACGTAGTTATTAATCTTTAAGTTCATAGATTATCTCCGCAAACCATATAATAATTTAATACCTTCTGATCGTATTCACGAATCATTTGCCAATTCGTTTCGTAATAAACGTTTTTTATTTTATTTTGCCTAATCAATTGTTTTGTAGAATTTATAGGATTGCAAATATGTAAACCATCATCGTTATTACCAACCAATATAAATTTTCCTTTATATACTCTACCTATAGGATAAGTATATTCACAGTACTTTTGTAAAAAATTTCCTGTTAAATTTAATTCGTCAAAAATAACATCGCAATGAAAACTGTTTTTAGTTAATATTTCATTCGACTCATGAACAGCATAATCAAAATCAAAAAAATTAAATTTTTGCATATCAAATTTTAATTTTTTTATATAATTCAAATCTATGTCACAAAACCAACTACACATTACATTAAAATTATCTTCAAGTAAATCAAAATTAGAGAAAATATAATCGTATATTTTTAGATTTAAATTCAAATGTGTTTTTCTATTATATCTAATTCGAATATAATCATAATTTTTGTCCAATCTCATAGGAAAAGGAACTCCAAATGATTCATATTTATCACGCAATTTAGTATATTCATGCTTTTTCATATTTCATCCATAAATCTTTTGCCCACCCTGTTGCTTCATGTAATTCTATTTGTGTTTCGTTTTTTCTAGCCCATGCTTTATGAGATGTGTTGAATAGGCATATTTTATATTTCTCACGGTATTCTTTTGGTGATAAATCATCAGGAAATCTAGCTCCAATATTATAATTGTAAATAATACCTTTATCCCAAAGATTTATTAAATTTTTTCTGTAGAACTGATAAAAAACAAATTTATCCAAAGACGGATACATAAAAAACGCTTTTTCTTCATGTTTGACTAAAAATTCATATAAATTGTACCCAACATCATCTTGCCACGCCACAAATGAAGAATTTAAAGGTGTAGTCATAAAGGAATAATTTTTAATATGAGACATTGGATCTCTCCAATAATTCATAATAAATCTAGGCTTATCATGTTCCATATCAATTAAATTTGTGATATCACTTTGAATTAAAATATCCAAATCAAACCATGCTTTTTTGCCAGCAACATTTTTAAAATCATAAAAAAAACACATTTTTTCAGAAGTAAAAATTCTTTTTCTGGTATGTCTTAAAAATCTTGTAGGTAAAGGTAAAATTTTAATATCAGGGTCTAAAAATTCTGAATTATCAGTTAAACAATGAAAATTAAAATTTTTTTTATAATTTATTTTTAAAGAATTAAATAATCTATTAACATATTCTGGACCATATTTTAAGCCCCATTTTAAACAATAAAAATTAGTCATTTCCATTGATCTCCATAAGCATCAAACCCATTTCCACATTTTTGTGCGCATATTTCTGCTTTCCCTTCTTTACAAGAAGATAAACTCCATGATTTTTCAATTTTTTTAAAAAAATCTCCGTCAATTATTTTTCTCAACGGAACATTTTTCGCATTAATTTTTTCCAAATCTTCAATAAAATTCCATATTTGATCTTCGCCTATTTTCTGATATGTTTTATACAATCTACCCGCAGTCCAACAACAAGGAAAAATTAAACCTTCAGCGGATATATAAATTTCTTTATTTAAAATTGATTTACAAGATATTACAGTATTGTCTAAATAATTTTGAAAACTGCCAAATTTTGTTATCAGATCATCATAAGTATTAACACTTTTATTTTGATAATTTTGATTCGATGGAGGTTTAATATAATTTCCTTTATTCGTTTCTTTTTCTGATATTTTATTTTTTGTTTGTACCCATCTACCACTTTTTTTCTTTATAAACTGAAGACCAAATAGTTTAGCCATTCTCTCAGCATCATCGACCTGATGTTCATTGTGTTCAAAAATTAAAAAAACCCATAAACCTTTACCTCCTGCACTCGTAAATGCGTCCATTGAATTTTCAATTCTATCCCAATCGACATTTACTCTATACAAGTGGTTCGTATCCTCTAATCCATCTACTGAAAATGTGACCTTTCCCCTATTACCGAAAATTTTCGCCAATTCTCTCCACCATTTATCGTTTCTTGCTCCTCCATTTGTTGTCATGTGTAAATATATTTTAGAATTCTCTTGACGCAAATAATCATAAATTTTCAATGTGTCTTTTGCAATGATCGGATCACCATGATTTCCGCACATTATTAAACTGTTCAATTGGTGAACAAAATCTGAATCGACTATTTTTTTAAATGTCGTTATATCTAAATCAGCATTTTTCAAATGTTTATTATTTGTTCTGTCACACATTGGACATTCTGCTTGACATTTTTGTGTTGGTTCTAAATGTATGTGTGTTATTTCATTTGATTTGTACATATATCATCATCAGGAAATGAATTATATTTTGTTATATACCAAAATATAACATTTTTATAAAATTGAACACTATCATGTTCAGATTGAAATTGTTTTATAAAACTACTAGTTGCGTTGTGCGCAGACAAAATTTTTGAGGAATATATTTGCAATTCTCGTAATGTATAATCATCTAAAAGCTTTATCAAAAAATCACTCATATATAAATTCTTTTTTATTATTATTTGATTTAATTATTAAAATATCATTATAATCTTTAAAATTTGTTTTAAATTTTGGTAAATTTTTATAATCATTATTTAATATGTTTAAAAGATACTCGAACATTTTTTCATGATTTTCAGGAGATAGATGATTTTTTCTTAAATCCAAGTAAAGTTTTTCTCTATAATAATATTCTTGTTCTTTAAGAAGTTCTCGATAACTTAAATCAAACAAATTTACAGGAGAGAAAAAAAAATTATTATAATTCAATTTAAAAAAATTATCAAATTCTCCACTTAAATCATTAGCAAATACTATAATTTTTATATCATATAATAAAGATATAGAATATAAAAAAGACAAATTTTTTGAATTTTCATACAATAATTGTTTTGATATAGTCATGAAAAAAAATTCTATTTCTTTTTTATACATTTCATAATATTTTAATAATTTTTTTTCTTTATCATTACCTTCTGTCCAATCTGATACTATATATGTTCTATTATTGATAAAATCATATTTTATTCTAGTGGAAACATCAAACGTTAAAGATGGATGTGTAATGAATTGAATTCTGTCAAAATGTGAAAGGTGAAACAATACAATGTCACCTGCATAAATTTTATTTTCATTGAATAAATGGTCATTAAACAAATTAAAAGAATAATGGGGTCCTGTACCAGATTGAGCATAGTTAAAAAAACAATATTTGTTTTTAAAATGGTTCTTCAATTTAACTAACCAGGAGTATTTTACGTATTCTTCATCATGTTCACATTCTTCAAAATAACTATCACCATATATGAAAAAATTTTTCATTCATCACCTTATATTATCATTATTTTTTCAAATTGTCAAGTATTTCCTTTAAATCTTTACTGACATAATCACTATAGTTTTGATTCCTTGCTTGATCTAAAATTGTTATCTCATCATATAACTTAAATTTATTTTTTTCATAAAAGTTATTCTCAATAGAGTTGTCTAAAATTTGAAAAATATTTTCACTCTCATAAAAAAAATGATTTTTTAACCCCATTTCTTTCTGTCTGATTTTTTCGAAAAAATTATAGAATTTTAAAAATTTTGATTTGATTTTTATTAAATGATTTACGGGTAAATTTCTAATGTGAATCCCTCTCTCAATTGGTCTGACTGAGGAGAAGAAAATATTACATTTTATCTTCAAATGAAACATCATAATAATCCAATCCATAAAATCAATAATGTTATCTAAATTTAATGCTGATATTACAAAATTACAATTAAAAGATTTAATATTGTTTGATTTTTTAAACCAATTGATTAAATTTTTTTCTAAAACATTAAAATTAGAATAATGTCTAATATAATTATATGTATTATCTACTCCATCAATGCTAAACGTATGCATTTGACTTTTAAATTTATTCAATATTTGTATCATAGAATCATCTATTAAAATACCATTAGTATGAAAAACTAATCTTGTATTTTTTGAATTTCCGTCTTTGATAAATTTTTGTAACAATTTTATGACGTTATTGTCGTAAAAAGGTTCACCTCCTGATATCTTTAAAACTTTTATTTTGTCTGTATTATCAAATATCCATTTAAACAATAAATTATTAGTAGTATTTTTTGGTAATGATTTTGAATTCATAGAAAAATCAGAGGCATAATTAAATTTTTCCATTAAATTTAATTTTTTTATTTCATCAAGATCTTTATATAATTGATGTGATGATCCAATATTGCACATTCGACAGGCCAGATTACACTTATTTGACAATGAAATATCAACCTCTCTCAATTCTGTACTAAAAGGCTCATCAAAATCCCATCCAGTATACATACGATGTGAAATAAAACCATTTTCCTCTAATTTCCAACAAGTTTGACATCTAGGATCTTTTATATTATTTAAAATATTATTTCTAAATTCCACAAATTTTTGATGATTGAAAATTTGATCAGGATCTAAATTTTGCAACTCAGATTTTTCTAATATTGTATTTTGATTGGTATCGTGCATCATACAGCAAGGTGCGACCTTTGATAATTTATCATTTTCATATAATTTAAAAACTAATGCGTAAAATGGATAATAACAAAAAGTGTTGGTTTTATCGGGGACTCTAAAAATTTTTTGAAATTCTCTCGGCTCATGCATTTATCACATCCTGTTTTATATTTTTTGGTATTTTGCTATCTGCTGAACTCACACATGAATTGGTTATACAGGGTATAGGTTTAGAAAACAACTTAAATCCAGTTTCAATATTACCTAATGGAACATCAGCACAACTATAACTTCTTTTTATACTTCCATCGGGTTCTCGTATAATGATACTTTGATATCCTGCTCTACAATTCCATCCCTTAAAATTATTGAAATTAAAAGCATTGAATCGTTCTGCTTGATCAAGATACCATTCTTTGCCGGTAGAATCTTTCATGATTATTTCAAATTCTTGACGAATATTTTTTTCTTTTTTTGATTTAACTTCCATATTTGTAATCTGAGGCATTCCGTTATGTAGAATATTCAATTGTTCTTTTGTATATCCGTCAACAACTTTACTCGCTGTAGGATCACTCTGTGGTTTCAATGTGATATTGATACCTCGTTGATAGAAATACATAAGATCATCATAAATTTCATCAAATTTCTCTGGAACCATTACTGAATTAATGGTCACTCTTACACCATTCTGTTGACAAAATTCTAATTTATCTGCCCATTCTTGTCGTTTATTGTGACTATTAATGAATTCTCTATGAAATGATGCTGTGATGGATGATCGTGTAAAACGTTTCGTGTAATTAACATATTCCTCAAACCATTTCATTGGCCGAGAACAATTTGAAGTCATATGATTTGAGGTATAATTAGTGTTTTCAACATCATCAGCTAAACGCTGAATAATATCAAGATATCCGGGATGAAACGTGGGTTCTCCGCCGGAAAGACTAAAATGAAAACTATTAAAACCATTTTCTCTTGCTTGTTTTTTTATTTCATCTATTGTGTCTAAACATAATGATGTAGGTCGGTGATCTTTGGTATTGCTTCTAGCATAAGGCCAGCAGTAAGAACATCTATAATTGCAAAATCTACCTAATAACCATGATACTGTAAATAAATCACTTTCAAGCATCTTAAAAGTTCCAACACTTTGAATATCATCCCAGGGAATTTTTGAAAAATCATAATTACTTTTAATCATAAATACACTCATGAACAATGATTTGAAATTTTACTTTGATAAAGTATGGAAACCAAACTATAATAAATTTATTTATAGTGGTTGGAATTTAATAAAAAAAATAAATGATGATGAAACCATTTTAGACGTAGGTTGCGGTTTTAATTTATTTAAACCATATTTTAAAGATAGGTTATATGGTATTGATATAGTAAATAAATTTGCCGATGAAATAGTTTCTATTGAAGATTTTGTAACCAATAAAACCTGGAATGTAGGATTTTGTTTAGGTAGTTTAAATTTTGGAACAAATGATCAAGTGTATGAACAGGTAAAAAAAGTATGTAAATTAACAGAAAGAATTTACTTCAGACAAAATCCTGGTGTAGCTGATCATAAATATGAAGGTGTCGAAAAAATAAAATTCTTCCCTTGGACCATTAACTTAAATTATGAATGGGCTGAAAAAAATAATTTTACAGTAAAGGAAATAAAATGGGATAAAGGTAATAGAATTTATTCCGAGTGGATTAAAAATTAACAGAAGATAAGAATTTAATTATGCTTTTTATTATATTATTGGGTACATTATATGGTTTTATATTTGGTTTAATTCCAGTAGCAGGAGCGACAACTGCCCTCATAACAGTTTTTTCTTTTTATCAATATTTTCAATACGAACCCTACCTTTTAGTTGCATTCACAACCTCTATTGTGGTTTCATCTTCTATAGGTGATAGTTTTTCAAGTATTATGTTGAACATACCTGGTGCCGGAGGAAGTGCAGCAACAATGATTGATGGTTTTCCTATGGCACAAAGAAATGAAGGAGCAAGAGCATTAGGTGCAGCAATATGTGTTTCAACAGTTAACGGTTTACTCTGGGGCATCATCGTTTTTCTTTTTTTACCACATTATACTGGATTTGTGTTAAATTTTGGTATACCTGAAATGTTTGTATTTCTTATTCTAGCATTTTTTTCTGTCATTTTTATAAATAACCAACATTATTTTCGTGGATTTTTAGCACTCATCATTGGCATATTTTTAGGAATGATTGGTCAAAATCCAATCACAGGAGATGAAAGATTTACTCTTGATATTCAATACCTAGGTGATGGTATTCAACTTGTCCCTATCATGGCAGGAATTTTAGCATTTCCTGAATTGCTTCATGCATATCTAAATGATAAAAATAAATCATCAGATATTTTTGACATCAAAAAACAAATAGTACAAGGTTTTAAAGACAGCTGGATATACAAATGGGATGGACTTCGAGGAGGATTTATCGGTGCTGTTATCGGTGCTATACCTGGAATTGGAGGAAATGTTGCCGATTGGTTGGCATATGGACAAACGATTGCCTTGAATAAAAAAGAAACATTTGGAAACGGAAATGTAAGAGGCGTAGTAGGGTGTGAAGGAGCAAATAATGCACAAAAAGCGACCAGTTATATTCCTACAATACTGTTTGGAATTCCGGGTGCACCATTTGAAATTATCATAATTAGTTTGTTTATGCTTGTAGGTTTAGAACTAGGTTCGCCTGATCTATTACTTGACATAACTTTTTTTAACTATATGACAGAAAGTTATATATTGAGTTTAATTTTAACATTTTTTATTGCTGTCATTTTTGTAAGATATGCAGTAAACATTGTTAAAATACCTTTCAAATATTTCTTCTGGTTCATTATGTTGTTATTGATTTGGGTGTCTATACAATATACAAAAGGTATTGAAGATTATCTAATATTCGGTTTCTTTTGTATATTCGGTCTAATACTAAAACGATTTCATTTCAATCGTGCCGCACTTATACTCGGATTTATTTTAGCGGAAAGATTAGAAAGTTTGTATATTCAATTCAATGCTCTATATTCTTATGATATTTTATTACAAAGACCAATTAGTTTAGGAATCTTATCTCTGACATTTATATTGGTAGGTATTGGTTTAACAACAAAAACAAGGATTAAATACTCATGAAAAAAATTATTTTATTTATAACATTAATGTTGATTGCAACTGCAACTTTTGCCGATTACACATTTATTGTACCTCAAAAACCAGGAGGAGGTACTGATCTTTGGGCAAGAACAATTGCACAAGAATTGGAAAAGAAATTGGGTGAAAAAATTAAAATTAATAACTTACCTGGAATTAATGATGTTCCAGGGTTTAATAAATTTCACAATGAATTGCAGTATGATGATAAAAATGTCATGGTTGCGCATGGAGGTAATGCGGAAAGTTTTTTAGTTCAAAATGTTGATTATGATTATTTTGATTATGAACCCATAGCACTGCAAAATCTTACCATTATGGTAGGTAAAAGAAATGATCATAATCATCTTGAAAATGTAAAATTTGCCGCAGGTTCTGGAATGAACCCAGATGCAATGGCAATTACAATGTTAATATGTGGACCGAAAAATTCATTATTAGAATATAAACAGTGCTTTGATCAAAAATTTATTTATGTAAAAGGAATGTCGGGCGGAGAACGAAGATTAGCATATATGCGAGGAGAATTAAACGTAACTAGAGAAAATCCTCTTGCATATAAAAAACATGCAGAAAAAATTAAAGAAAATGTCAACTGGTTTTCTCATGGTGTAATGAATATAGATACGCTAGAAATTATCAATGATGCAAATTTTCCAAATTTATCTTTTGTTGAGGTATATAAAAATTTATGGAAAGAAGAACCGAAAGGAGATTTTTATCATGCCTATATATTATCTAAAAGTTATAGAGATGTATTGCAAAAAAGTTTATGGGTAAGAAAAGATAATTCAAATGTGAATAAATTAATCACAGCTTTCAATGATATGATAAATGACGATGAGGCAATGAATAGAATATATGAAAAAACAGGTAAATACGATTTCATTGTCGGTAAAAAAATTGAACCACTTTTAGTTTCTTTACAAACATTGAAAGATGAAAATAATTTGATGAATTTGAAATGGATTATAAAAAATATGTTACACGTTAATTAATTCAATAATTCTAGGATCAAGATAGTTTATGTAAGATTGATTACGTACAATATCTAAACAATAAATTTCATCTTTTAATAACTTTAAATTTTCTTGATTATTTTTTATAGAATTGTCTATTAATGATATAACTTTTTTATTTTTAGTTTTATCTTTAGCAATATTTAATACAGATACTGGTAGTCTTCTGATGTTTATACCTCTATTGAAAGGATAAACATCAGAAAAATTAATATTATAGTTTATATTTTTACTTTTAAAAATAATTTTTACCCACTCCTCAAATTCAGATATATTAAAAATATTTAAACTACTTAAAACTAAATTTACATCAATAATATCAATGTTTTTTGATTTTGATAAAAAATTTAACACACTTTTTTCTAAAGATAAAAAATTATGAAATCTTATATATTCATAAACAAGATCAACGCCATCGATACTGAACGTATGTGAAACGGATTTGAATTGGTTGTTTATTTCAACAATTTCATCTGTAAACAAAGTTGCATTGGTATGAAATTGTAAAATTGTATTTTTTGACGTTCCATCTTCAATAAATTTTTTCAGTAAAAATAAAACTTTTTTATCATAAAAAGGTTCTCCTCCAGAACAACTTAAAATAGAAATTTTATCAGTATTATTTAACATCCATTCGAATTGTTTTGAATTAATATTTTGATTATTAACTACTTTTTTACTGTAATCACCAAAAATAGATTTTTGGTATTTTTCCTTCAAGTTTAACTCAGACAACTTTTTTTCATCTATCATTAAAGAATGCGAACAGTCAGGAAAACACATTCTACATCTTAAATTGCATAAATTGCTGGTTGTAAAATCAATTTGAATAAGTTTTTTTTCTTCAGAGTCATGTTTATTAAAAGAATCTAATCTAAATGATCTCAATCCACCTTTTTCCATGTCCCAGCACACTTTACAGTTATGATTTTTAATACCATTAATTAAATCATATCTTAATTTATCAAAACTATCACTATTAAAAATTTCATCAGGATTTTTTTCTGATATATTCGGTATCATCAAATTTTTACCAGTTGCAGCAGACATTTGACAACAAGGATTACTAACTCTAAGATTACCGTAAGAATCCCATTTTTTTAAAGTAATTTGTTTGAAAGGAAAATGGCAATAGGTATTTTCTCTATCTGGTTTCATTGAATCCTTATTAATTCATCATCCTCTATTTGATAATTTTTAAAATAATCATTAAAATTCTGGTTCCATATTTGATCTGATTTCTTACGATAAATCAACCATCTATTAAATTGTTTATATTCTGAAGACGTATTTAAAACATATTTTTTTATATAATCAAACCAATGTAATGAACTGTATTTAGAAAATTTATTAACTAATTTCTCAGTATTTTCTAGATCCTTGATTACATGCTCTTTAAAGTCAAACATCAATAATGATGGATCTAAATATCTAGGAGTTTGAACGATTGACGCATCAAAATTACAATCTAACTCTATAAAGGATTCAAAAACATCATAAATATCTAACATCTGATATATAGATGTTGTGCAAGAAATGTCTATTCCAGTAAAATTATTATATCTTTTAAAATCATTAATATTTTTTTGTAATTTTTCCCAAGTTCCTCCATGTCTAAAATAAGAATAAAATGTTTTTCCCGCATCAACAGAAATAATGATGGATGATTGACCGAAAGGTTCTAATAAATCACTTAATTTTATAATATCAAAATCAGCATTAAAATTTGTATGAAATGATATTAAAATATTTTTTGCATTAGGATGATCAGCTAACTTTTTTAGAGTTGGAAAAAATTGTTTTTGATACAACACCTCACCGCCAGCAAAATCAACATATTGTAAATATGGAAAATTTTCATTTAAATCCTCAACAATTTCTAATGATTGTTTTGTTGTTAATGACATTTCATTAGTATCGTTAGGACCATGTCTATGTTCTGTTCCTAACAATTGTCTTAAATCATACAATATAGTTTCATGATCCGGTATAAAATTTTTTAATTTTTTAGTCCATCCCGAAGAATAAACTTTTGAACAATGTAAGCAAGCAAAATTACATGCAGTGCTAAATCTAAACTCTACATGTCTCAAGCCATTATTATTAACTGTATGATCAATAGTATTATAGCAATCTAACAATTTTATTTTGGTTTCAGGTGTTCCATCTATATCGTGTTTTCTAAAAACATTATTTGTATCTAACACATAATCTTTTCTCATGGAATTTAAATTATTTTTTTCCATATCTTCGCATGTATTACAACCCTTAGGCCAAACATCATTATTTAATTTTTTTCTTAACTGCAAAAAATTTTTATGATTATAAATTTTTGATGGCAGTATTGTTTCATTGGCATACACTAATTGATCAGCTTGTCTAGGACAAGTAGTGATTACTCCATTTTTATAATTTATTCCACCCAAAGCATAATAACATTTCATTTGTTTCTACTATCCATAAAAATATCATAGTTTTTTTGCGCACAAGTTTTATAACATTTTTGTACAGGATTTTTTGTTTTCCAAGATTTAATTACATTTGAAAATACATCTCCCTCTAAAACTTCGTCAACTGTGTTATATTTTAAATTCGTTGATAACATACTTCCACTTTCTTTATATAAATGTCCATAATTAGTTTTTATTTTATTAGAAGCATTGTACTCTAATGTTTCCGCATTCAAATGACAACAAGGAATCAAATCTCCCATATGATTTAAAAATAATCTTTTATTTTTCCAATACTTACATTCAATTATGTCATCACCTATGCGTTCTTTCTTTTTTTCGCCACTGGTTTTTCTGTGAGAATATATTACTCTAAATTTTGAAAAACCCTCATTCAGAGAAAAGTCTTTTGCTCTTTCCAGTTGATGCTCATTCCAATCAAAAACTATAAATTGCCATATAGCATTACCTCCGCTATCAATAAAAGATCTATAATTTTCTCGAACTTTTTCATATTTACTGCCGATTCGATATTTTTCACTTAATCCATCAAGACCATCAATACCGAAAAAAACAGCATGATCTTTGCCTTTCAATAATTCTCCAAACTTTGCCCAAAAATGTTTTGTTCTCGTAGATCCATTTGTAGATATACTGATATGTACGTTCCAATTAAAAAAATATTTCAGTATTTTAAAAAGTTCAGGATGTGTTGTAGGTTCATCTATGGTTCCACAAAAATTAATAGTTTTAATATTTGGAAAATTTTCATTTTTTAACCAGTCTTTTATATTTTGAAAACTTATAGTTTTATCATTTTTTAAGGAATCTATATGATTAGATTGCTGTCTTAAACAACCAGAACAAAATATGTTACAATAAGATGTTAGTTCTATATCTAACCATTCTACATTTTCACTTTTCCACATTCTTTTTAACATCTTTTATAATAATTTTAGAAATTTCAGGAATTTCAGTTACAGTGTTTAAAAAATTATAATACTTCAAAAAATTTAAATTCACTTCATTATTCTGTTTAGCATCACCTAAAAAATTTTCAACTAAGTTATTAAAAAAACCATTTTTTACATAATCTAAAATAATTTTTTTTGTTGATTTCGGTAAATATTTAATATTCAAATATTCCGGTGAGTCCAAAAAATCATACGACAAAAAACAATCTGTATCAAAAAATTTTCTCAACCATTTATATGTATCATTGATAGACAATATGTTAAAATTATGTATGACCAAATGCGGTATTACTTTTAATTTTGGAACATTTTCTGAAATATTTAACCACCTTTTAAAATTTTTTTCGAATTTACTGAATTTAATACCATATCTGACAAATTCTCCGACATCATCAATACCATCGATACTTATGTTAATCTTTATTTTTTTAAATTTAAGTATAGAATCTAAAAATTCTTTTTTTGGAAAAAAAGTTGCATTCGTTACTAAAAATAAAGTTATATTATTTGCAGACAGTTTTTCAAAAAAATTAACATACTCAGGATACATAAATGGTTCGCCACCTAAAATTTTTAATTCTTTCAATTCTGAAAAATCATAATCTAAAAAATTATCATCTATTGAAACTGATGGTTTTTTATGAATTTTTCTAGGAATTAAATTATTTAAAATTTTATCAGTTTTTTCCCAAGCACTGCTATAATAACCATTGCATGTAACACACCTTAAATTACATTTATTTCCCAATGCTAATTCTAATTCTTTAATTTTAGGTTCAACTATATTTTTTTCAGAATAATATCTTTTATTAAAACGCAAACGATAACTTTCTTTACCTATTGATTCATCAATATAACATTTGTTGCATTCTAATATTTTTTCTCCGTCTAACATTTTTTGACGCAAATTTTTATTTTCATCACTATCAAAAATATCAGTAATAGATTTATATTCTTTATCATATATTGTAGGATAAAACATACAACATGGCCGCACTCTACTCTGGGCATCTATAGCTAAATGTGTAAAGGGTGCCATGCAAAAATACTTACCAACCATGTATTTCCTTTAAATTTTGATAAATATACAAACATTCTTCCGGAGGATATTTTGTGTGTTCTAACAAATAATCAGTATATTTAACAAATTTAAGACAATATTCTTCATCATATGAATCCATTGTTAATAAATGGTGAGTAAAATCTTCATGCCCCTTATTGAAAAAAATCATTTTTTCCAAAATCATATCCTTTAACATAAACGGTAATTTAGATGGACATATCGTATTAGTGTTTGAATTATTATAAGATAATATGTACTGATATTCATTCAATCCTAAATTTTCAATAAATTCTAAAGTATTGTAAATATTAAATATATTATAATTATGAACACAAATATTGATAATCAATCCGGATCTGTTCATATTTTCATAAAAAAAATCTTCTTTATCTTTCAATAACTCAATCCATCTATTTAAATTTTTACGAATTATTCTCATCTTCATACCATATCTACACCACTCACCAACTTGATCAACGCCATCTAAACTAAACATAATTAAAACTTTTTTTAATTTTTTTATTAATTTTTCACCCGATTCATTTATAAATCTTGATCCGTTAGTAATCATGCCAAAACCAAAATCATCATCTACCGTTTTTAATATTTTTTCAAAAAATTCATTGTCAAATTTTTTTTGAATTGTCGGTTCTCCTCCAGATAATATTAAATGCTTTAAGGTTGGTAAATATTTTTCAATTTCAAATGACGTAGGTTTTTTCAATGAATTTGTAAAAGATCTATTTCCCAAATTATTTAATCTGAATCCTGTAGGTCCAATGGAATCGCCAATTCTATTTACCCATGCTGAACTTGCCCTTGGTGTGCATGTTATGCACATATAGTTACAAGTATTGTCAATCGATAATTCTAAATCCGTAATATATGCCTCAGGAATTATATTATTTTTTATGTAATAATCCGCATTATACTCATTATTATAGTGCATTCTTTGAGATCTAAAACGTTTATGACCAGGAGATTTCTCATGCATATGACATATTTTACAACCTTCCAATTTTTCACCATTTATCATTTGTTGTCTATGTAAATCCATCTCCTCTCCATAAAATGCTTCTCTTATATCAACGTGAGATTTTTTCAAATCGGTATAATGACAACAAGTTCTGAGTCTACCATTTGGATTTTCAAGCATTTTTCTGAAAGGTGCCATGCAAAAATATTTCTCATTCATTTTCTAAACAATTCCTTATCATGAAAATAAAATTTCGAAAAATAATCATTAAAATTTTGATCTAAAATATGATCCATTCTATCTCTATAATATAAAAATTTATTAAAATATCTATGATTCATTTTATTATTGCAAAGATAATTTTTTATATTTTTTAAATTGAATAAAAAATTATTTTTCATTTTTTTATTTTTATGATTAAGAATCATTCTCTCAGTAGAATCAAAATCGGACATTATTTCTTTACCATATTCATGCATTATTAAAGATGGATCTAAATATAATGGACTTTGAACAATAGAACTTTCCATTCTCAAATCAATGTCCAAAAATGATTCAAATATATTTTCAATATCTAAAATTTGAAATATAGAGGTTGTACAAGTTATATATTTTTTTGTATTGAAATTAATTTTTTTAAATTTTTTAATATTTTTTAGTAATTTATTCCAATCACCACCTTTTCTAAAATATTCATAAATATTTTTACCTCCATCTATAGAAATAACTATTGAGCTGGCATAATATGATTTTAATAATTCATTTAAATACTCAACATCAAAATCAACATTAAAATTAGTATGAAATGATATATAAATTTTATGTGCGTTTGGGTGTTTTCTCAATTTTTCTAATGCGTACCAAAATTTTTTTTGATATAGAAGTTCTCCTCCACTAAAATCAATTCTTTCCAATTTTTTAAAATTTTTGCACAAGTCATCAATAATTGAATCTATCTGATCGTATGTCATTTCTATTTTTAGATTATCATTATCATTTTTTCTATGTTCTTTACCAGTCAACTGTGTAATTTCCAATAAATGATCAAATTCATTGTATTCTAAATTATTCACTAAACGAGACCATTTGCTAGAAAATACATCACTACAATGTAAACAACTAAAATTACAAGAATTACTAAATCTAAATTCAATTGTTCTTAACCCATTATTATCCATTAAGTAGTTTTCATCCAAACAACTTAGTATACTCTGATTATCAAATTCGGATAACTGGCACAATTCTTGTCTATCGTTGAAAAATAATCCGTCAATAATTTTGAAATCATTTCTCATAGATTTTAAATTATTTTCTTCCATTTTTTGACATGTATCGCATCCTTGCGGCCATACATCATTAGATAATAATTTTCTCACATTTATAAAATTTTCATTATTATAAACTTCAGAAGGCAATATTGATTTGGAAAATTCACTTAGAGAATCAGATTGTCTTGGACATGTAGTTATTTTTGAATTTTTATAATTCAATCCAGATAATGCATAGTAACAAAACATTAAAATTCCATATTTTTTATTACACTACGTTTTCCTTTATCACCACAAGTTAAATAACATCTAGGAATATGTAATTCATGATTTTTTTTCCAACTTTCTTCTAGTATTCTAGAGTACCAACTAGATTCAACAATATCTGTTAATTTGTTTACATATAAATTATTAAAATCTTTTCCCATTTTCATTAAAACTTTTCTAATCTGTTCAGCTTCTTTCGACACTATTTCATCATATAGATGACAACATGGCCAAACTCTACCATCAACTCCTATGTAAATTTCATTGTCTGTTTTATGTCTACATAAAATATTAGGATTCTCATAATTTAAAGTATATGCTTTATGTTCAATTACCTCATAATTTAAATCCATTTTAGATTGTTGTGATTTAAATTTTGCCGTTCCAAGAGTGTTTCTCCAACTTTTTCTAGTTGCAAATTTCATATTATTTTTTTTGGCAATATTCCTAGCATCTTCAATTTCATGCTCATTATAATCAAATATTATAAATTGCCAAACAGACTTTCCTCCAGTTGAATGATAACTATTAACATTTTCCCAAACTTTTTCTAATGAAACATTTTCCCTATAAAAATTGGTTTTTACCCCGTCTATTGCCCAATGAATGTAAAATCTATCTTTCGAATTTTTAGACATTTGACCTAAACTCTGCCAAAAATTACCACTTCTCGTTCCTCCGTTTGTAGACATTTCAATAGTTTTTACATTTTTTTCATATAAAAAATAAAAAATTATATCTTCCAAATCTAAATTTGTGATTGGATCACCCAGAACACCACATAATTTTAAATTCACATCTTTTAAATTAATATCATTAAACCATCTATGTATGTCAGCAAAATCTAAATATTTTTTCAAATATTTTTCCTGTCTTTCATCAAGCATTGTTCTCATGCAACCAGAACATTTTGCATTGCAGAGAGTTGATACTTCTATTTCAATTTTTTTTATTTCAAACATTTGTGACTACATTCTACAAAACAGTTTTGTTTATTTTTCCAAGAGGAAATAACTTTATACCAATGGTGACTATTAATAACGTCTTCGATTGTGTTTTTATTTAAATCAAAACATTTCTTATCTTTGACCCATAATGAATCTTTAAACTCAATTTCACGATTAGAAAAATTACTTTTTTTAATTTTATAAGGATGACTGACCCAACTGCAAGGGTACATTATACCTTCAGCATCAATGTATTTACCATAATCTCCTTTAAAGCATTTAGGAGTTATCAAATCAGTCTCATATAATTTAGCCTCATCATCACATCTTTTCAAATATTCATTATACTTTTTAGTTTTTTCTCGCCTTAAATCAATGTACTTAATTTTATCACTCATTAACACATATTGATTTCTAAAATGAACCGGATATTTTCCTATAAACTCCTCGGACGGCTGCAAAGGATCATAACCGAGAAATTGATCAATATATTTTTCATGTTTTTTTCCAAAATTAGTTGAATTTACAATTCTAAATTGATCAACATTTAAAGATTGTGCTTTATCTTTTATATTATTCAAATGATTTTGATTGAAACTAAAAACAATGGTTGACCATTTTACAAGTGCTTCTGATTTTACAACTTCTTTAATACCAGTTTCAATGGTATCCCAGTCAGAATTAACTCTATATTTTTGATTCGATTCTTGATCCCATCCATCTATTGAAAAAACCACAGTATCGTATATATTTAAATGAGAACTTAATTCATTCCACCACTCTGCTTTTTTATAGCTGCCATTCGTGATTATCTTAATTTCTAAATCTTTTTTAATATTTTTTAAATATTCAATTATTCGAATTATGTCTTTGCAATATATAGGGTCCCCTTGTCCGCCACAAAAATCTATATATTTAACATAATCATTAATGAATTTTTCAGTAAAATTTTTTTTAAAAAAATTTAAATTCAACTCAGTTATTTTATAACTACCGGGATATTCTGTTCTAGGACATCTGGGACATTTTAGTGCGCATTTTGAAGATAATTCAATATGCCAATGTGCAAATAAATTATTATAATTCATTTCTTGTTTCTATTACCATTTCACCTATCAAAAAATCGACAGGTGTGTTCAATAAATATGTTATTAGATTGTAATATTCGATTTCCGTAATTCCTCTTCCCTTCCATTCTTTTTTATTTCTATTGATTTCCGTGTCTAACAATCCTAATTTTAAATTTGTAACTTTGAAATTTATTTTTTTACTTTGAAATTGCTTAAAAGACATTTTGCAAAGTTCATCCAATGCCGTTTTTATAGATAAATTTGAAGTTAAATTATCATAATTTTTAAAATGTGTATTTATTGAGCCCGTATTGATTATATAACCATCTTTATTAAATTTTTTCCAACACTTTATAATATCATATAATAGAGTATATTGTGAGTGATCTCCAGACCATGCGTGATTAATAAAAACATCATAATCAATACTTTTTCTGATGATTTCATGTCTATCTTTTTCTGATGAGATATCAAAACCTGTTGATCTTGAATAATCTATTGCTGAAAATTTTTTAACAATAATATTTCCTATTCCATAAGATCCTCCAACGATAGCAACTCTCATATCAATCCTTAAATAATTGCATAGTGGTTTGATCTATTTCATAATTACTATTTTTTTGTGAAACAATTTCATAATCTAAATATTTTGTATGATTTTTAAATAAAGAATCAATATCGTGATCATTTTTTGCTTTTGTTATACATAAACCACATCCACAAAATGTTTTAGGACATGTTATCATTGGAATTTTTTTATCGGAATATAAAAATTTTGATAAATCATCAATAATTTTATCAAAATTAGAAATATTTCCTAATGGGGCAACTTCTCCGTTCAAATTAACCGCACAAGTCTGATGAGTCCAAACCTTATCTAATTCTTGATTCAAAAATAAAAAATACCAATTAATCATGCACTTCCATCCTTGAAAATTAGTAGATGGTAAAAAATATGCATCATGGTCATTAACTTTAAAACATCTACCTCCACAACAAGGTCTACCCAATCCTTTTTGACTATCTCCTTTTTTAGATGTTTCTTGACCTTTATTGTTCCAAAATTTTCTGAACCATTTCATCTGATCTCTACTGTAAACATGTGTATAACCGTAAGATATAGACAATTCATCATTGATATCATCTCCTATAATTCTTGGTATGTAATTAACTCCCTCTTTTTCCAACAAATCACACAAATCCACACACTCATCAAAAAAGTTTTTATGAAACATGACATTGACTTTATAAGTTTTTTTCAATTCTATTATATTTTCTATTACTACTTTTTTTTGTTTTTCCGTTGATTCGCAATGATATGAAATTGTTCCAGTTGTTGTATATTTTTTAACTTTTTCTAAATTTTTTTTACCAAACCATCCATTAGTTGTTAATCCTCTAGAATAATTTGAATAATTATCAGAGATATATTGCATAAAATCAAAAAACGCAGGATTTAATGTAGGTTCACCTCCAGTAAATGATAATTTCTTAATGGAAGGTTTTTTTCTAAAATCATCATACAAAGTTGAGTAGTCATTTACATATTTCATAGTTCGACAAAGTTCTTCAAAATCTGCCATGGGAGACCATTTATTGTTTCTGTGAGGAGGACAATATGAACATGCATATGAACATCTTCTACCTAAATCCCATATAATTTGAAATCTGTTAGATATATCTTCTATTTTATCAAACATAGGATTCCATTTTTCCAGTTCTAGAAATGTCCTGCGAACAACAATGCGCACCTCCATCCCAAAAATATCTATGTCTATGATTCCAGGTGATCACATCAATCTGGTGTTTTTCTATATTTTTTATATTTTCAATGTCATTACCAGTAGTTATTATTGTATTTTCATCAACAGAAAGACAGTTAACATCAAACCAAGTTTCTTTCGAATAGCCTACCCAATCGCTAAGATATTTCATCACATAATCAGTATAAAATCTCTTTTTTCTAGTTTCTTTAAATTCTTTAGGAAATTTAGAGTTGTCTTTGATAATAATTTTATCCCAATTTTTCAATTCTTCAGGAATAAATTTTTCCCTCCAGGTCATTAATAATCCTGGACGCAAAAGTGCTATTTTTCCGTCAATATGACCTCCAGCAGAAACTTCAATGAATTTATATTCGGTTAATAAAGATTTCATCCACTCTAAACCTTTCTCCGTTCCTTTACCATTTTTAGGATCTTTATCAGCTGATTGAGTGTGTATAATACAATCTCCGCATTTTATAAAATTTGCAGTTTCCCACAATATCATATTTTTATATTTGTCATATCTTTGTTGAATCTTAATTTTATTGGAGTGGTCTTCAATTATATCATAATCTTCAGTTTTGTCAATATCTGGTTTCCACATTTTAAATAATTCATAATCATCTAAACAGTCTCTAACAACATCCGAATAAAGTGTATGCTCTTCAAATCTTGAATGTATTGCGCCAAAAGTTTGAAACATTTTATTACCATAAAATCCAAATATATCTCTTGGCATTATAGGATGATGCAAATCTATTGAAAATTTAGGCTGTATTGGACGTAAAACTTTAACATTTTGTTTCACTAAAATATTTTCCAATTCATTAAGATCTTCATTTGTCTCATCAATAATTTTATCTAACCCTTTAATATCGCAAGATTTGTAAGAAATACCTACCAAACACTTTTCTAATTTTGTAAATTCATCATGTATCATATAATACTTCCTTATTACTCCAATTATCATCCATAAAAGATAAAATTATTGTGGTTCTAGTACCATTAATAATTTGTTTTTCAACACCATGCGGTATTTGACTTAAATCGTAAGTATGCAAACCGACAGTATTGAACTCTACCGCACGATTTATTTTAAAATCAACTGTAAATTTTTCATTCGAATAAAATGTAGTTCCAGGCCCATCACCGTCCAAATATATTAATATAGTTTTTTTTCTTTCTGGATGATCATTATGAGGTTTTAACCAAAAACCATTTTTATCTTTACATATTTCTATTCTGACATTATTTCTTTTTTCATAGTTTGATAAAATTTTTTCGGCTAAAACTTTATGTTCATCGATAGAATTTTTAGTTATAAAATATCTGTTCACAAGTTCAGATCTTTTCCCTAAAAAATTTTTATAATCATTGTCTATTTTCAAATTCCTTGATATCTTCTGTGCCAATTTAAGAGTTGATGGTTCTAAAAAATCTTCTATTATTTTTATATTTAACTTTTCCATGACATAATTTTTTCGTGTAATTCTTTAATAATTTTATATTCTTTAATAGTTATTCTCATTTTATTTCCATAAGATTTTACTAAAATCTTATGTTCTTTTAATTTCTCTGAAAAATCATAATCACACATAACATAATTAGAATATCCGTTATAGTGATAAAAATCAAACTGTAATAAAAAACTCAATGATTTTTTAAATTGATTCATTGAGTTTTTTAACTCATCATTTTCAACCATTTTGCTATATGCCACACTTAATGAATATTCATTAGATTCATATCCTCCCCTATACTCCTGAATATGTTCTGTCAAATGACCTGTCATATATCCTATTCTCAATCCTGCCAGACCGTATGCTTTAGAAAAAGATCTCAGTATAGTGACATTCGGCAACAAATAATCCCAATTATGATTATGATAATGTTGAAAAACATCATCTATGACAACATAATCATAATTAAAATCCACTTCTGTTTTTGGATTTACAATAAATTGTATAGAAGGTCCTACAGGTTGACAATAGATTTTTTCAAAAACAGGATATAATGAGAAATCCGAATCATATGAAATTTTTGAAGGCTTTAATACCTCCATTATATTTTTAATTCCTCCCGAAACACCTTCAGTAAAAAATAAATTATCATATTTTAAATAATCTTTAAATTTTGTATAATAGTATTGTAAATTAGGATAATTTGACCAATAACCTAGCCCTTCATTTCTATCTAATCTAATATAGTCGTCGGAATATTCTTCTTTTCTAAATCTATTCATAATATTTTTTAAAAAAATTAAAATGTTCTAAACCTTCTTGTTTATTCGTGTAGGTATTAATTTTACCATTTACATTACATTTATTACAAGGAGAAATATTTTTTCTATTATTAACTATCAACTCTTTTCTCATATATTCATAAGATTTATACCATAAATTTTCTAAACTATCATTTTTTAAATTACCCATAACTTTTTTTTCTTTCCAATCATGACAACAAAATCTAATATCTAAATTCCAATCTATTTTCATCCTATAAAAAGGTACATAACAGGTTTTGTTTTCTAATTTTTTTTCCTCAAACCATCCTCCACAATTATTAAACATTATTGAATTTATATATTGTTTTCTAATATCGACCGCATAATTTTTAGTTTTACTCTTAATATATTCATATCTTTCGTCACCATCATAAACTGATATTCTAATCTGATCAAAATATTTAAAAAATGAAAAATCTTTTTTGCCTATATAATCACCATTAGTTGTCATTTTTATTGTTATTTGTTTATTGCGTCTGAATATTTCTGCTATTTTAGAAAAATTAGGATTCAACGTAGGTTCTCCCGAACCAGTTAGATGTAAACTGCCACCATAATTAAATTCTATTAATTTTTGATGTATCAATTCAGCATCTTTTACTGACAAATTATAATTTAAATTAGGATAACCAGAACCTCTAGGACAAAAAGAACACTTTCTATTACATAATTCGGTGGGATTTATTTCTATAATTTCAGGATGCATATTGTTTTTCTGTTAACCAAGGAGTAAAAATTATTTCAAAATCTTTGTCATAGAAAAATTTTATTAACTCACAATCAGGTAAATCAAAAAAATTTGCATATAATATATATTGCATTTTTGTATCAATAAAAACTATTTTTTTACTATGGCAATTGTTTAAGAGAATAACATAATTTTTTAAATTCGAAAAAACTATTTCGTCATTATATAAAAAAATTGTGTTATTGAATTGTTTCAACTTCTTTAAATTCTTTGCAAAAATCATATTTAATTTTTTCAAAATCAGGCTTATTTTTAACTATATTCACAGGACCATTATTATCTATATATCTATTGAAAATATATCCTCTGGCAACTTCAGAATCTACAATTGGTATATTATTATTTATGTACATTTTATTATATATGTACAGCAAATTATCTTCTAGTTCATCTACAATAATACTAAATTTTTCAAAATTTGTCCACCAAAAATTCCATGCTAAAAATGTAAAATCATAATCAAAAAAATGAAAATCTGATTTCATCAGAGGTCTATTAGTAAAAAATTCAGGAGTATCATTAATAAAATGATGAATTTTATCACTAAAGCATGTTAAAAAATCAAAATCATTTTCTACAAATGACATATTTGTTGAAATAAAAATAATCTTATCATTTTTATCAAGTTTTTCATTTTTTAATATTTCGCAATAATAAACATATTCATTTAATGTTTCCTGAACTTGAGAAAAATAATGTGAGGAATAATAAGACTCATCGTTTAACTTTATTTTATCATCAGACATAATATTCAGTAATAAATCATAAAAATTTTTAAAATATTTTTTATATAATAATATGAGATCTAATTTAGAATAATATTTTGCATTTATATTTTTTATTTTCTCTGTCAATATATAATTTTTATTTTTTTCTAAATTTTCTATATTATTATCCGACCATTTGGAAATGTAATTCGTCAAATAATATCTAATGTCAAAATTTTTAAATTTTTTTTGAAATTCAAGATTTTTATTTTCTATATCATAAGGCATACCCATAACAAATAAAACATTCATTTATACCATTCCAACCACTCTAAATCTGGAAAAATATTTAAAAAATCTAAATCTCTACTTTTCGAAACTTTAAAGCACCATTCATAAGTTTCAGGCAATCTTTCAGACCAATCTTCAGAATTCATAAAAGATATTAAACCTTCCAATCTTTTTAATCCATAGGGCAATTCTGACCATTCCTCATATGTCAATTCTTCAACACCATTACATTTTTTCCAATTATCCTTTAACCATAAATAGAAATCATTAAATTTTCTCGTCACCTCTTGCTTGAACCAAATAGGTAAAACTTTACAATTTAATTGTGGTGGCCAATATGCCAAATGAAGATCAATCATACCAGCACCTGCTGGAAATTTATTTAATAAATTCCATTCATGTTCTAATTTCCAAGCAATAAATTCAGGCAAATAAAAAATATTCAATGCTGTAATTGTTGTCGCTGTCGTTAATCTCAAATTTTGATAAGGATAATTATCCAATGCTTTTAATTGATTCACTACTCTTTTCCAAGGAGAAGGATATCTTATGAAATGATTTTTATCTCCATACGAATCAATACTAAAGTGAAATATAACATTTTTAAAATTTTTCCACAACTCAAACAATTCTGGTTTCCATTCCAAACCATTAGAATTATATCTCAACTCAATGCTCTGAGAGTGCCCTAGTTCGATTATTTTTTTCAACACCATATAATGCTCATCCATAATTAAAGACTCCCCACCAGCCCAATACAACTGTTTTAGGGTGGGTATCTGTGTCCAGAATTCATTCCAAAATTCTTTGTTTTTCTTATGCCAAGCATAAGATCCTCCCGACCATGCCAATTTGCCGGAATCTTTTTCCCACAATTGAGATGAACGAAGTCTTTCATTATTCAGTGTAGGATAAATTTGTTTATATTCCTTCACCCAACTAGAAGAATCATGAGGACTGCACATCACACAAGATAATTGACACTTTGAACCTAATCTCAAATCAATATATCTAACTCTAGGAGGTACAGAACCATCTTCTTGAGTATCTTTTAAAATATCATCTATCCCAAGTTCATTCACCCATTTTGAAGTTTCCCATTGTCTCTTACTTCTATGTCCGGAATCTTCTTCTTTAAAACACTTAATACAAGATTGAGGTCTTTCCCCATTCAACATCATCCTTCGAACGGTTTTCATATAATCATTATTCCAAGCTTCGATTAATCCTGTCGTGGCAAGATTAGCAGGTAATCCATCATCTCTTCTTAAAACTCCTGATTCTGAAATCGTTTTTTTAGTAGAATCTTTATCCTGTACTGCAGAAGCATTTGCCGTACAGCAAACCCTCATATGCCCATTAGGTCTTGTTGAAATGTGCATCCAAGGCAAAGCACAGAATGTTTTAGACGGTAAATTATTCGGATCTTCATCAATTAACATAACTTAAATATTCCTCTTTTTCCTTATTCCAAACATTAGAATAAGAACAATTAGTAAATTCTTGATACCAAGGACCTCCAATAGTGTAATGTAACATTTTTATCTTTTCATGTTCTATTGTCTCATATTCATCTACTAGATAATTATATGTCAATGGAATACTACCTACTTTTTTTGTCCAATTAAATTGATGTAAAAGCAAGGGATTGACCTCATTTACAAATTTAGGAGATAGTTTCAAAACATCTTCATGTGAATTATTAAAAATCATTAAACTGCTCCAATTTTTTTTGAAATAATTTTTCTGCACTATGTTATCCATTTTTTTTAAAACTTTTGATTTGTAGTTTTTATGTTTTACGACACAAACAGCACAGTTAAAATCAAAAAAATTCACTAATTCGCATATGTCACAATTACATAAAAAATCATCATCCATATAAATCGAAAATCCTTTAAAATTATTTAAAAAAGGTATTAAAAATCTATTATTAGAAAATTCTGTAGAATTATTTTTTTCTGTTTTCCACCAAATATTTTTATTAAGTACTGATGAACCTATTTTTTTAATCTTTATTTGTGAACTTATTCTTTTTTCTATGGAATATTTGCATACCTCATGTACCAATGGGCGATTTGAATCATAACCTATGAATAAATTAAATTTATAATCTTCCAAATGCCCACATCCTTTCTTCACACCACCAACACTTACCACAATGATAAGTATAGTATCCAGTATCTTGGGCAAATCCTTCGCAACTTCTCGTCAATGGAAACAAAGTATCAATTAAATTAAACTGATTATAAATTTCCGCAATATGTTTTTTATTGATATTAAAAAAAGGATTTATATAAAGACACATTAAACTATCATTTACAATTAATCTTTCGGATGTTTCATCTCTAGATCTTTCTTTATTTTTACTAATTGTTTTATCATCAGCTGGAGGATTCATTGTTATGCCACTATACATTACATCTACAATACCATTATTGAAATTTTCAACATCTCTTTCCCTAAATTCTTTGTTTTCTCTTTGATATTCATCATTTTTATCGGGATAATATACGATATGTGGAAGCATATTCTCAAAATTTAATTCATCAACTATCCAATCTATAACATTTGCGGCATATATTGGATTCCAAGGTCTACCTCTTCTAACAGATAATGGTTGAATTTGAAAATTTAAATTTTCATCCTTTATCATTTTAGACAAGCAATATAGTAATATAGAACTATCAGCACCTCCTGATACCCAAATACCTATCTTTTTTATTTTTTTGTAATATGTTGTCTTATCTGTATCATCTTCAGTTTTCTCTATCTCTTCAAATTTTTCCAAAATTGTATCAACATCAGAAAAAAGACCCATTTTATACAACTCTTTTATTTTTTCATCATTATATTTTTTATGAAAAAGAGGAATTTTTAATTCCACATTTTTACCGTCCTTAAAATTTATTCTCATTTACAATTCTCCAAATAACAGGATTACATTCTCTAAAAGAATTGTTGTGTTTTTCATCTAACATTTTTGTAAATTTTATGAATTTTTGAAATTCATTTTTAGTCCTTTTATTTGTCAATATTTTATCGTCAATTTTTTGGTCTCCGGTTATCCAGTTTTTTCTATATGACAATGGTATTTGATAATGAATTAAGTGGTTAGGCCAATAAAGTTCTATAGGATTTATTTTTATATCTTCAGATATGCTGTTTTTAAAATCTACAATAGAATTTAAAAAATTTACATTCATTATACTAATAACAGTTGTAATGTTTAGATTCAAATTATTCAAAATGTTTTTAAATTTTAAAATATTATTTTTTATAATTTTCCATTTCACACCATATCTTAAAACTTCAAACAAATTTTCAGTAGCGTCAACACTGACATTCAACTGCACATTTAAAAAATTATTTAAAATTTTTAATGTTTCATTATCAGGAATTATACTACCGTTAGTATCGATCATTATTTTAATTTTTTTAGGATTTTTAAATAATCTCAAAAACCATTTTAAATTTTTACTAATAAATGGTTCTCCCCCAACAATAACTATATTTTCTATATTAGACAAATCTAAGCTATTTAAATAAATTTTTAAATTTTCGAAATAGTTTTTCTCTTTCACTCTATAGTTATAATGGTTATAATCTATTTTTTGCAATTCATCTAAAAATTGTTTGTCCGCCGCCCATTTACTGCTTAAATTAGGTTGACAAGTTCTGCACATCATATTACAAGTAAAATCTAATGAAATGTGTATAGATTTAACTTTATTTTTATCAAAAAAATCATATTCAGTTCTCATGCTGGATTGATTTTCTCGTTCTAATTTCTCACACAAATGACATTCATCTATCCATCCATTTTC